TTCATTAAGTTTTATCATATTATTTTCCAGTTGAACCGAATCCGCCAGCACCACGTTCAGTAGTACCAAGTTCTTCTTGTGTAGTTACTTCTTTCCATTCAATACGTTCACGACGACGAACAAGAATTTGAGCAACTCTATCTCCTACTTGATATTCAGGGTCATCGTATTTATCCATTCTGCGATGAACAATCATAAGTTCTCCAGTATAACCTTCATCAAGAGTGCCAGGAGCATTTTGCATTACAGCATGAGTTTTAGTATTACTACTTCTAGGACGAATTTCCATTTCATAGTCTTCAGGAAGTCTAAAATAAAGTCCTGTATGATAAACTATACGTCCATCAGGTTTGTTTTCTACATGATGAACATAAACATCCATACAAGCGTCACCATCTTTACCGTAAGTAGGTAGTTTCACAGTATCGTCTTCACGAAAAACTTTAACTTCTACTCTATCAAGTTTAGACAGTACATCACGTACCATATACTCCATGTTCTCATTATCTTTGTTATGAATGCCGAGAACAATAGCACTCGCAATAGTTTCTATAAGTTTACTCATTGTTTTATCAATTTAAGCAGCAATCAAAAGATTACCTGCAAGTTCAATTTTACGAGATTTATCTCCATAAAGAAGAGAATCCATTCTCTTAGTACCTTCGCTATTATCTACATTAGCATAATATCCAGTAACAGCACCATAAACACCCCAAGCAGTACCAAGTATTTCTCTTTGTCCAGCACCGCTAAAATAGTAATTATTCATCTCAGCAATAGTATTAACTTTCTTCATACTTATTTGAGAATCTTGAATAGCACGCCAATCTCTTGTAACAATTTGTCCAATAGTATGTCCAGTTTGTTTAACTCTAAATTGTTCATCTTCAGTAAGAATAACATTAGCAAATATTTCTTGAGCTTTGATATCATCCATTTTAATTTTCTTCATGAAATTATATTGTTCATTAAGAAATTGAATTTGACTATCACAAATACCAAGAATTTCAGCAGCAACATCAATTTTCTGATGAACAGATTTAGTATGTCTAAAACTAACAAAATTAGAAGAAGTAGCTATAGCAGCATTAAGAGTATTCTGACAAACAACTCTTATAGGTGTAAACAGAATCTTAACACCACTACTACCATCATGAGAAGTAGTAAATACAAGATAGTTTTCTACTGGGTCTCCATCAACAAGAATATTCTTAGGAAGTTTAGCACTTACAAAAATACGTTCTCCACTACCAAAGAAACCAGCAGTTTGCCAAATAACTTTATCTTTTCCAATAGCTCCATCAAAGAAAGTAAAAGCATCAATATTCTGGACAGGAGTATATCTTTCTTTTACAATTCCAAGAGGTATATTATAATCAGTACGATAAGTAGCATAAGCGTTAGGACAATCTACATAATTATTAGAGCCAAACACAAAACCTCCATTTTCAGGTTTATCAGTATGTATAGGCATTTTAGCAACAAGTTCACATTTAGCTACTTCCCAATCAAGACCAGCAGCAGACATTACATCTGCCGCAGTCTTACATTCTTCTACATTAACAGCACCTCTATATCTAAATGGTGCTCCTTTAACAGCGTAACTCATATCAGTAATTTATTTATTGAGTTTAGTGTATTTACGAAGATTATAATGTTTAGCTTTTACAGCTTCGTCTGTAAATATAGGAACTTCATAAAACTCTCTTAGAGCTTTAAGTTTAGGTTCTCTATGGTCTACAACATAAATAGTAAAGCCATTATCATCTATTTTAGAAACAGGAATATTAACAATACTTTGGATATTAAAAGAATGTCTTTCAACAATATCTTTTCTAATTTCACATTGTTGAACAAATTCTCCAGTAACAACACCACCTTTAGAAATAAATATAGGAGTAGATAAATGACTTTCTCCATCAGATAATATATGAGGAGTATATTCTATTTGAGAATTAGTAGCAATATCATAAGCGGCACGAACATATAATTTATAAGCATTAGCATTATAAATTTTACCATTACCACAATGATAAATATGAGGATAACGTTTATTCTTATAGCATCCGTTAGTATTATAATCATCAAACTCATCATTTTTCAATGTAAGAGGACTAAGAATACCAACATTCCAAATCTTATTAATGCTATCAAGTATAAAATCAATATCCTCATCACGTTGAGGCTCAGTATCTTCTATAGCTCTAACAACTCTGATAACTTCTTCAAATCTATTACGTTTAAATTTGTATTCATCAGAATCTTTATCAAGAGAAGCCAATATAATATTAGCTTCTCTTTTAAGAATTATAGAAAGACCTTTATCTTCAGCAACAGTATAAAAGGTAACTTCCATATTTTATTTTATTTGCAGACTTTGATTGACTACTTCTTTAGCAATAGTAGGCATACTCGTTTCTTGTTGTTTAGCAACAGAAATAGCTGTTTTCCAATCATCTTTTACAGTTTCATTAGAAATAGTAGTATTAAATGGAGTCTTAGCATATTGAGAAAGAGCGTCACCACCTTTACGGAATAGTTCATAAATAGACATAGTAGTATTAACACTAATACGCATAGTAGTCAAATCAGTAAGAGTAAAAGGCTCAAAATCATCACCTTTTTCTGCTTTAACATTAGCATTAATACAATCGAGAATACCTTGCAAATCAACATCTTCTCCAGTATATATAATACCTTGACCTACAAGTTCACGTACATAACGTTCAAATTCAGACAAGAAAATATTAACACGAGCCTCATCTATTTCAATAGCTGTAGATTGACGAGAAAACAATCTAAATTCAGGAAGTTCAATGAACATATTAGATTTACCATGTTCGCCAAAAGTAAGTACAGCTTCAAGAGCAGCATTTTTCAGACGTTCAATACGATTCTTAAAGACAGTTTGTCTATCATTAAACCGTTTCTTTTCATCTTTAAGAGCTTTCTCATCAACTTCCCAAGACTTAATAGCCTTAACATAATTAGTGAGTTTCTCTTTTAATTCTTCTTGTTTGATTTGAAGAGCGTCATACTGTTCATCAGTAATTTCACCTTCAGCAACTTCTACATCATTAAATATACGAAGAATATCATTAGATATTTCATATAAACTTGCCATAACTCTTTAATGTTTATTGTTTTTAAGTTCTTCATACGCTTTACTTTCAAGCTCAGGAGTAACATCTTCAAGACGGATACCTTTTAAACAAGAAACTTGTTCCCATTTAATATTATAACCACAACTAAGAAATAGCAATTCTGTTTCATCAGCATCAACAGCCATAATCCAATTATCAGGACTGATTTCTACTTCAACACAAGGAATTTTTCTTGTTGGTTTAGGAATATATCCTTCTTTTGATAATATATTATAACCCCATAAATCACATCTACTAAAATAACGACCTGTAAGAACATTATCTTTATGTTCAAACAATCCGCCATGCCAAGTAATACCTTTATCATTCTTTTCCCAAGTCTTAGTATCAAAACGATAAGTACCAACAGGATTTTTACTAAAAGCGTCTACATCATGAATAGAACCATCAGGGTCTTTAAATATAGAACTTTTGCGTTTATTTTGAGAAGTACCATCTCCACTAATTTGCTGCCATTCATTATCCTTAAAAGTAAGAGGAGAAATAATATCCCAACTACAAAGACGTTTAACAAAATCTATTTCCCACGGAGTAGAACTACCAGAATTACCATGAGAAGCAAACACAGCAACAGCTTCAAGAACTTGTTGATACATCCAATCGTTAGGACCACCTTCTCCATTACCATAACCGGCAAGTTTAAGTTCTTTAATAGCATGTTTACAAATATTATTATGAGCTATAATATAAGACATAGCTTTCTTATTAATAAGAGAACGCTTCTCCATCTTCTTTACATACCTTTTACTCTTTTTCATATACTATAATTATTAACTGTACGAACTTCAGTAGATTTAATCTTACCACAATGAGCACAACGAGAAACAATAACTGTTCCTATAACGTCTTTACGAATATTGGTAAGTTCAAGTTCTTTATAAACTTCAAATTGATGAAGTCTAAAGAAACATTTAACGGAACTATATTTACTCATAATTTAATAAACTTTTTTAGCAATACAACAACATTCAATTCCACCACAAAAATGTTTTATAAGAGGACAATAATTACAAGACTTATGTTTATTAGGAGTTTTAACTAACTTAAAAGTAGCTTTGTTATTACTAACAATATCATAAGTTTCATAATAAAAAGGTTCTCCTATTGGAACATCAAAATATTCTCCTATATAATCTTTATAATAAAATATAGGAGAATCGCCAGTATCAATCATTTAATGAACACGTTTACGAGGATAATCCGCAAAATGATATTTAGGATTAAGATATCCATAAAGACGAGTTCTCTCCATAGGAGTTAATTCTTTATGTTTATCTACTCTATGTTGAGCATCAGCATACTTTTTATAAAGACGTTTAGGAACAAGAAGACGATATACTCTACCAGCACATTCTACATTCATGCCGGTAAGAGCTTTATACATAACTTGAACTTTATAAGAAGTTTTATCCTCATAGTTTCTACCTTTTTGATTACTTGTGAAAAAGTTTCTGGAAAGACCTTTAAAAATATTCATAACTTTATTATTTAAATGTTTAACAATATATTAAGTAAATTCTTTAACTACTTTGATACACTCAGTTTTGAGTTTAGAACAAGGTTCTCCATCAATATCAGAAGGGTCTGCAATACTAAACCAACCATCTTCCGGAAGACGAAGAATAGGAGTACCATTTTTAGTACGGTAAACTTCATTACCCCACCAATTAATACATTCAAATTTAACTTCAACGAAAGTCATAACCAAGTTCAATTAGTTCTTGTCTAATCATACCAGCAATAATCTTAGCATTAGGATGAGGAGCACCAGTAGTACCATAATAACGTAAATTAAGAATAGCACGCCATTCAAGAATGGAATATGTATAAGCACAACGAGTAGCAGTATCAATAGGAAGAACACCACGAGCATCTTGACGGTTCATATCAAATTCACTGATAAGAACTCCATAATTAATAAAAGCATCGTTACAAGATTTAAAATAATAATATGCTATTTGATGTCTTTTATCACTATTGACCCAATCATCAAATATAGGCTCGTTATTAAGATGTTTAGCAATTTCATCACTCATCCAATGAGGTTTACAAATAGTACCGTCTTCATAAACATAACGAGTAGATTGTTCGGCAATATTATTAGGACTAACTCTATTTAATTCACGAGAAGTACTAATTTGAGTATCAACACAAAATGTCCAACGAGCAAGATTTTCAAAAGCAGCTTGACAAGAATTAAATTCAACTTCACTAACTCTATGTTCATGAATATATTTCCATAAAACAGGATTATCTTTTTCTCTATCTAACATAAAATTAGCATTAGTAGCTACATATATATAATCATGACAAGTAATCCATTTGATATAAGGACTTTCTATATATTTATTAATAGCCATCCCAAAAGCACCTTGCCATGCTAATGCAGGAACCATAGCATACACAGTTTCATGACGAAACATACTCCAATGATGACTATTAATAAGTCTCATATAAGTAGCTTCATCATTACCAGTTTCTCGTTTATAACATATTCTTGCACAACGAGCAACATGAGCTTTAACATCTTCACCTTGTCTCCAAAGTTCAACTTTAGGCTGAATAATTTTCATATCTTATTTCTTATTAACAATAAATTCTACATAACTAAGAACTTTATAGAATAAAGCCATTTTAGTACCGTTATTTTCAATAACTTCATCAACACCGAAATTAATAGTTTCACTATCATGATTATCAGTATCTCCAGCATCATTGCATCTTACTTCAATCACTCCCCCGTAGAGGGAATCATTACTAATTCGTAACGCATCAGCTTCATTAGCAAATCTAACATCAGGAACAATACAAAGCCTTCTACTTTCAGCTTTATCAACAATTTTATTAATAGCACATTTAATCCAAATATTATCATCAAGTTTATTGCGACAAACCTCTGTTCCAAAATATTGTAAAAGAGAACGAAGTTTAATACAAACTAACTTATCACTATTAACTTTAAGATACGTATTAAGACTAAAAGATTTAAGAGTATCAATATGCACAATAGTAACCTCGTTTCCGGGTCGTTGATTAGCATTTTCAATAAAATCATTAGTATTAAAACAATACCAAAGCTCATCTTTATACTTTCTATCATCAAAATATTTACGAGGAATATTATAAAGAATAGAAAGAATGTCTTTTAGAGGGTCAGCAAAATGAATAATTCTATCTTTAAGACCGGCATCAGAAATATGTCTTTTAAAAAGCCAATCTTGATATTTAGCTTTACTAACACCGGCAGCAAAAATATAATTAATCATACTTGCGACTGTATCTTTACCAGAGTTTTTAACTCCAGCAATACCTATAACAAAATTCTTCATATTCAAATATAGTAATATTATGTTAGAATAACTAATTTATTTTCAGAAAAATATTAATTATTATTTAAGCTATTTTTAGCTAAGTATGTTAAATCAATACAGTTAATCACCGAACTACATTCATTGCATTACATAGCTAAAAATAGCTGTTTTAGAGTATCTGCCACACATCACACAGGCTATCACTTTCGACATATTCAAATTGAACATTACCACGAGCAGCAGTTTCAGCAATAACATATTGTTTAACTTCATTATGTAGTATAGCTTTAAGACGACCATAATCATCTACTCTACATTTTCTACATTGAGCATCAAATTTTTTATCACTAAGTAAAAGAAAATATTCATAACATAGAGCATTAGGATTATATCTCTTAACCTCAACATAGTATCTATACAACTTTTTAATAGTAGGCACAATAAAAGCCCCGTCTTTATTCAAGTACGGAGCTTTTCTATCAGTAACAGGAGCAACTAACTCATATTGGACAATCATATATTAAAGTAAATGAACTTGTTTAATATGAAATGGTACATCATTTACACCACTACGTTCACCATAAGTAATAAATAAAACTTTACCAATAAATTGCTCTTTATTCTTAAGAACTTCTCTTTGGAAATCAAGAGTTTCGCTCAAATGACATTCAAAAGTAGCATCATTTACATCATTACGACATAATAACAGAGGAATATCTGGACGTTTAACTCCTTCAGGATAAATATCAACAATTTTGAATTTACCATCAGTAACAGCTTTAAACTTAATCATGCTTTGATTACGTTTGCCATATTGATATTCATCATCGGGTTTACGCATAATAAGTCCTTCAAATCCTAATGCTATATAAGTATCTCTACAACGAACGGCAGTATCATTGTCATTGATGTCTAAATTAGGAAGAACAATAAGACGGTCTTTATTATTTAAATGAGCTTCTTTAGAAGTAAATGTTTTAACACAATTACCTTGACGAGAAAGAAGAAAATTCATTCTCTCATCTTGCATAGTATCTTCTATTGCAATATCATAGCACCAATATTGAAGAAGTTTATTTTCAGCACACTTAGGGTCTTTAACAAAATGATTAATCTCATTAACTGTATGACCCGGAAGATATACTTCTCCATCAAGAATGTAATTTTCATCAACCATTCGTTCAAGAAGTTTATTATCAAGAACAGAAAGAAGATAATCTTCAAGATAACTTAGACTATTCCAATAAGTTCCCTCTCGACTTTGAAACTTTAGACCAATAGGTTTAAACATATTACCACTATTAACATAAGCACTAATAAAACATCTAAGACCATTAATCTTCCATTGACCAAGATAATAAGGAACTTTATTAAATAGTTTGTTATTTACATTATCATAAACTTTAGCAAGCATAGGAAGAAGACTTCCATCAGCAGTAGTACGATAAGCAGGCAAATAAGCAGATAGATAAGACAATAGTCCTCCCTCTACGGGCAGAGTAGTGTTATCTTTTAGCTCACTCAGAAGTTTATAACCAGCTTTACGTTTTGCAGCAATACGCGATTTAACTTCATCTTCCGGCTTTCTATGAGTATGAATAATATCACGAGTAATAGTTTTACCAACTATACCATGATACACTTCAATAGACGTAAAATCAAATGGTGTCGCAATCCACACGCAAGGCTGACCAAAATTATTACGTCTATACAGAGAAAATCGATAATTAAAAGGATACATATTATATTATTTATTATCTGAAATATTAACTATAATAGCAATAACTATAAAAGCTATCACATTAACGACAATCCAAAAACTAAGACTTCCAAAACTAAATCCAGAAAGTCCATCATATTCAGAACCCATAATATTATTTCTTTTTAAAACTAAATGTCATAGCACTAATAGGAACTCCAGCAGACTTAATCTTAATAGACTTTTTACGTTCTTTCTTTTTAGGAGCATTAAGTTCTGCAAGTAAGTCAGGATTAGAAGAACTAACTTCATCCCCTGTTCGAGCATTAATATACTGATATACTACTTCTCCAGTAAACATATCATGAGTAACATAACGAACATAAACATTAGGAGGAAGTTTTTTCTTCTTTTTATTTTCTTTCTTATTCTTAGTAGGAGGAATATAAGGATGTTCATATTCAAAAATAATATTATCTATATGTCTTTGAATAAGTTTATCAATATATTCATTATATAGTAATTGATTAGTAAGTTTAAGTAAATATCTATAATAGTCAGACATACAAGCTTTATAATTAAAATTAGTAGTCATCATAGGTCTGCCACAAGAATACTCAATAATACAATTTAAATCTTTAATAAGATTATCAAGAATTTTACAAATATCATCATCAGTATCATACTCATGAGTTCTTTTAAATTCCATATAATCTATATCAGGATAATCAATATTAAGTACATCATCAGAAGTACTTATAGGATTATGATATGTTAGACTAAGAATGTTCCGACTCATTATCGTAATAGTTTATATTAGTATTTTTGTCATAATCATAGAGAAATATAATAGTATGATTAGTATCATCGGCAGAACTATATTTCTTTATAGCAGCTTCATAAAAATTATTAGCTGTTTCTAAATCATTAGTAGCACATATAGTATCTCTATTATTATTAACAATAATACCAACTTCATATCTACATACTCCGAACCAATCGTCTTCAAACACATCAATATAATCGTCGTTAGACATAATATATCATTTACGTTTATATACGATAATTCGTTGAGGCTTACCTATAAGAACATGGCAATATTTAAACCAATTAATCAAATTCCAAGTAGGAGCACCTTTAGCAACACCGTCAATAGTAGTAAAATTACCTTTCTCGTAATTGAAATTAGAATAAATCCAATTACCGTCTTCATCAATAAGTTTAAACCTTTCTATTAAATCAAGGTCATCATCATTGTTGAAATCAACTTCTCCATAAAGATATATATCTTTAGCTGCAACTATAACACCATCTTTTCTTTCAAATTGAATAGCACCATAATACTTAGCAGATTTATCAATACGAAGTTCTTGTTCTTCAGTAATTGGTTCCATAACGACAGGGATAGGATATTTCTTAATAGTATCAATACGGTAAATCGTTACTCCATCCGGTCGTATCCCAAGTAGGTTTATTATCTTTTCTTTCATAATTAGATATATAATTAATTGTTTGTTTAATCAGATTAACAACTTCATCAAATCTATACTTTGAAACAAGTTCAGCAAAATCTTTACAGCAATAAGAATTAGGAATAAGAAGAGGAATAATTCGATAATTGTTTCTAAGCCAAATAGCTTCATGCTTACCAGTAGTATCATTATCCATAAGAGAAACAATTTTACCTCCATCAGAAAGTTTTCCTCTTAGCCAATCAAATTCGTTTTGACGAAGTTTATAAGTTTCGTGTGGTATATTAATTACACCAACTTTTTTGTCTACTCCCCCGTAGAGGGAAGTTATGTGTAATATAGCCGCTCCTAAACTAACTCTATCTTTTGTAGACTTAGTTATAATAATAATATCATAATCTGTTTTATCAAGATTATAAATGCCTTCAAGATGATTACAATTAGTTATAAATCGAGTAACCGCTTTATCCCTATTAGGAAAATAAAGTTTGATATTATAAATACCAGACCTATCTTGACCAAGACAATAACCATAACAAGGGTCATTAGTACGATAAAAATACTTAGGCTCAGGATTAATTTTTCTGTTAATATAATATTGCTCAACAGGATAAATGAAATTAATATTAAGAAATTGTAATGGAACACCGAAACGACCCCAATATTCTTTATCATATTCGTTCCAATCTCTAACTACAAGTTCTATATTTGGCTTTTTATGTTTAATAGCTACAATTCCAGTATTAATTTCATTAATAAGATTTATGTCTTTTTCTTGACCATAAAAAATATCTTTAAAAGTAAAAGTTATATGACGAAGTACTTTAACAAAATCTTCACTATTACTAATATCGTATTGTTTATTATAAATACTTCCCATAATAAGAGCAACAACATCAAAACAATCTCCCCAAAAATATCCAGCAAAATCTCTAAACTTTAGTTTACCTTTACTATCATATCTAAAACCACAAGTAGGATGAATATCATCTCTTATAGGAGAACATATTAATTCCCCAGTATCAATACAATACTGTACAAGTTTATCTGATAGATTAAGATAAGTACTAAATATAGTAACTTGACTAACCTTACTTAGAATAAGTTGTTTAGTAAGTTTAGAAGAATTAATGTTTCTACCCATTACAATAAGTTATTTATTAAAAGTAAAACTAATATTTATTTCTTTCATTAGTTTACGTTTAATATTATTCATTTCATTTAAAGCATCTTCTCTATTTTTATAATAATGAGTATTATAAGTAGTACCTTTAAAACTATATCTACCATAATAAGTTTTATGTTTTTTATCAAAATAAATATTATCATTATCAGTATTAATAGTTTTAGAATAATGAGATTCTCTATTTTTATTATTTTCAGAAGGAGTTACTATTCTAAGATTATTTTTTCTATTATTAGCAGGATTTCTATCTATATGGTCTACAACAGTATTTCCGTCATAAGCAGATACATTCATAATATATCTGTGAAGTCTTATACGAAGAGATTTATTAATATTACCATAAAAATATCCATTAGCATACATACCCCATTTAAATCGTTTACAACGACTTGCATCGTCTAAATCAATAATAGCAATTCCTTTAGTATCACCTTTTTTATCTTTAACTATTATTTCAGCATAATCATCATGTTCTATTATTTCATTTTTATCAAATATAGTATTAATAATTTTTCCATGATGTTGAATTTGAGCATAATGTTTAGTACAATATCCTTTACAAAAAGCAGGATTATTACAATTTTCAACAGAACAAATTCGATTACTATTACAATAATCAAATTTCTTACGAGCATTACTAAAATCAATCTTACAATTTTCCATATATAAAATAAGTTATTTACAAATATAAAAAAAAGACTGAAAGTATTACTACTTTCAGTCTTAAAATGGCGTATCCCAACAATGAAAAACTGTTAAGATTGTTAATAAATGCTAAAACGGCATGTCGTCGGCTGCTTCAGTAGCAATACCTGCGAAATTTCCACCACCTACCATAGGGTCTACAACAGGAACGCCACCCATACCAGCAGCCATAGCACCAGCACCAGGAGTAGGCATATTAGGAGCTTTAGCCTTTTCAACATTCATCGGAATAATAGCTTCTTTAACACTATCAATGCGGATAGAGGGAGGAGTATTTTGTTTATAGATTTCAACACAACCTTCTCCAACAAAAGACGGGAAAGACAAATCTCCGTTATTAACAGGCTGCCAACCTTTCTTAGGAGTCTTAATATAACGAAGCATTTTAAGCCAAAGAGCAACATTCTTTCCATCCTTAGTTTTGAAATAAGGCTGACCCTCACGACCTCTATTCATAATATTCTCAAAGTTCTCAAAGAGAGTCTTCCAACCGGCAATAACAACTTCAGGTTCAACAGGAGAATATTCACCTTGTTCATCAAAGTCTTCATAAGACAAAGACAAAGCTGCTTCTTCTTCTTCTGTTAGTTCACGACCTTTAAGAACGAAAACATTAAGAATATGTTTCAACCAATCAAATACAGAATTAACTTTCCATTCTTCTTTACCGCCAGGAATAGTATTGGCATTACTTTCAACAGCAGTAAATGTCAAAGGTTGGTAATGACGCTTGTTTACTTCTTCTTCATTAGAAGCAAATGTAATAGTAAGTTTAGGTATTTCAAGACCGTTAAATGACGGCATACCAGTCTTATCTTCGCCAATCTGAATCATGCTAACAACAACACTATCAAGATGACCTAAGAACAAACCATTTTGTTTAGCTTGTTCATGACTAAATTTAAGACGAGTAGTACCACGAGCGGAACCGATACCTCTTCTACTAACTTTCTTAGTTTCAACCGGAGCTTCAGCAGCTACCGCGCCAGTAGCTACATTTTCGTTTTCTTTTGCCATAATGACATTAATTTTAATTAAACGTTTAATTATACAATAAAAGTCGAGAACATAATCATCAAGATTACATTCCCGACTTTAAATTACAGGAGAAAGAACAGATTACTCTTCAGAACCACCTTTACCGATACGAGCAGGCTCTTTATCGCTGTATTCACCGAGAACGATAGCCTTAACAGTTACTTCCTTATAACCATCGCTCAGAACAATATCCTGAATATCTTCGACATCAACATCGAACACACGATTAAGTTCAGTAGCTGTATCACCCATATCAGCTTTCAGTTGCTTCCAAACATTAGAATCGGTGAAAGTCAGAGAAGTTCCAGCACCTGTAAGACCGGCAGGATTTGCAGCTTTAGAACCTTTATACTTCGGCAATTCACGAGGAGTAACGAAAGCAGAAAGAATGTCAATCTGTTCCTCTTTAGTAATACCGTCACGAGAAAGAGCTTCTTTAGTTTCGTCGTCAGCTTGCTGCATAGCTTGTTCAAGCATATTTGCAAAGTTCTGAGAAACAAACTTAATCTTATCGTTCTTAGTCAGACGTTCAGTAGAAGTCTTCTGATTACCTTTGGTATCATATTCAACAATACCTTTAGCAATCGCCCACATATCGAAAGCCTTATGAATGGCAATAGCAGCTTCAGGAGAACCAACTTCCAGACCTTGCTCTTTACAGAAAGCAACAACCTGAGCATCCTTAGCAGCAATAGCTGCATCAATGTTATCGACATTGTTCAAGAACATAACATAGTCACCATGACCAATTCCAAGAACACGACTTACCGGAGGAGTAATACGGAAATTACCTTCAGTAGAAACTACGATAACTTGAGGTTCAACACTTACATTACGCTGTCCAGCATTAACTGCACTAAAACCAAATCCCATTGCTTTACCATTAGTTTTCATAATACGAAAATTTTAAAAATGAATAATTGAGTTATTTATAAATTCTTGAAGACGTTTTCTTTATATTTCAATAGCTTCTACATCTTCAACAGAAGCTATATCATTATCCGAAAGTTCACGACCTGCTACAATTTTAAGCTCTGTCGTTTCCATAACTCCGAATAAAATATCAGAAGCAACCTCTCTTGCGGCATAAGTAAAAGCACGATGCCCAATCAGTATTCGAGGATATTTCTTATAAGTATCTTTTTCAAACATTTCAGCTTGCATAGCTTCACTATAACTAAAATGTCCTTTAGCAGTAATTTCTTTACCATTAACAATACGAGTGATTTCATATTCAGTAACGAAATCAACAGGTTTATTAGGAATACGATAAACTGGTGTTTTACCAGACTTAGCAATTTCAGCAATTTGCTGACGATTAATACCAATTCCAAAAGATTTTGTATTTAACTGATAATCTTTATACATATTCCCATTAAAATCTTGATACCATTTAACAGGATAAACATAAATATTATCAGTATTATTATTAGATATATCAATCTTAGCTTTTTCTTCAGCTTCTTTTTGACTAACACATCTAACTACATACTCAGGAAAACTACCGTCAATATAAACATTGATACCATCTGTATATTCATACAGAGGTTGATAATCTTTAAGACATCTCCAAGTACAACCTGCCTTTGATAACAATGCTTTGACAATATGAATATCAACTCCAGTTTTACCATTAATAACATGAATATGTTCAATACAAGTACTAAAAGGTAGTTGTAAATCTTGTGCTCTCATAAGAACTGCAAGACCATCATTAACACTCTTAATTCCTCCTTTATCACTTCTCATTACTTTAGTAAGAAAATTCTCAGCAGCAACAAGTTGTTTTTCATCAAAGAAATTAATTGCATTAATACCACCATTGATACCGTGTTGAACAGGATGTTTAGCAATAGGAACGACTTCTTTTCTTCCTACAAGTTGAGCAGGAGATTCATTCTCAACTTGTTCTTGCTTTTCTTCTTGTTCTTTCACCATTATTTCAAAGAGCATTTGTTTTATTAACACTACAAATATAAGAGAAGTATTCCATACTACAAAATAATATCACCGGAATTTTCGTCATATCCGACAAAATTTTCCGTATCATTTATAACTTTAATAATAGAAACCTCTTTCTCTTTATTCATCTTATCACTTTCAACAGTCCCAGCACAATAAACCCGATATGTTTTAGTCGGCATACCATTAAAAGTAACATTAGTAAAACGAGTTTTAACATCTATAATATTATCACATAACGGAGAAGTGAAAATCACCACGTCAGTAGCTATTTTTAGCTTCGGATTAGACGCTGATTTTATAGATAATACATTGATAGCCTTATTATTAAATAGCCTCTCATTTGCCGTAGATTGGGCTTGCGAGCCAACAACACGAGGTTTACCTTTATTAGCACCACTCTTAACAAGAATAGGAACTCCCATATCATCAACAGCAATAGCATCATCTATACAATCGTGATAATCTCCACATTTAATATCTGGAAACTCATTCAGATATTTAGTAACTTTAGCAGCATATTCTCCTCTCTTAGAAATAATAAGAATTTGTTTACCTAAATTGGCAAGACAAATATCTTTAATTGCTTCTAATTTAGCAGAATTATCACTAACTAAATCTCTACGTTGTTTAGCAATAGTATAAAAAGTACAAGCTCTTTCAAATAGTATATTAGGATTATAAATATCATCTATTTGTTTCATAAAAGGAACATTAGTATCTAAATCCTCTCTCCAACCATTTTCATGAGCGATAGTATTACGAAATTCAGCAGCACTAATACCAAGTTTCTCATCACCTTTCTTACACTTTTCAATATTAGAAAGGTCTCCAAAAATAGAAACAGAAGTAGTAATATAATCAGTATATTTATTATAGATAGCTCTATCATCTTCAGAAAGCTCAACTCCATATCGGTGTTCCTCTACGGGGGAGTAAATATTGTCTTGACGAATAGCAATATCTAAATCAGCAGTCTCAATAGACGGAAGAACATTACGAACATTAGAAATAAATTCAGTATTCATTATATTCTTAGTAAGAATAGCTAAAGTAAAATGACTTTCTTTAGCAAGTTTAGTAATAATTGGAAGATTATCATTAACCCCAACAGTAAGAGTAAGCATATACTCATAATGATATTGAGGTTTAACAAAATCGACACTAAGTATTCTTATATTATAACCATTATCTGAATTAACATTTTGACTATTAAGATAATCATAAATACTTTTACGAGTATTATAACAATCTACAACAATAAATATTTGTTTGTCTGGATGCTTCTTGCAGAAAGGAATAATAACAGAATAAACAAGTTTAGGAATTACATCAGTAGAAAAACAATAAACACTTGCTTTTCCTTTATTATTCTGAAACCCATTAATAACTTGTGTTATCAGCTTGTCTTCATTCTTCATCTAAGTCATCAAAAAGAGAGTTATACTGACCAGACATTTTCTTAATAAGAACTTTACCACTTTTAGTACCAGCAGATTTATCTCCTTTTTGATTAGGAGAAATATTAAGCTTAATAGGGTCAATAATCTTAAGAGCTTCTTGATAATAATACGAATAGTTAATATTACGATATTCTATACGTTTATCATCTAAAGTATTAAGAATAGTAACCTGTTTACCAGCACATAAGTTACTTCTATCACCAGTATTATCATTAACTTTTTCAACAGTACCTCCTTTATTAGTAACATAAAATCTTACATTTCTTTGCATAAGATTTCTAACATTACCTTCAGTATATTCTACATGAAATTGTCTACCAACATTCTGAGTTTTACAGAAATCAAGAATATTACGACAATCATATAGTGTTTCAAGAACAGGTTTATTATAAAGAAAATAGTTTTCTACAGCTTGAGCAACAATAGGCATATCATATCCTTTAGACAAATCTCGAAGATACATCTTAGGATTAAAAGCACCTTTATAAGTAATCTTACTATTTAACTCTTTAACAATATAGTTATTAATATCACGATTAATATAACAATCGTACTCTTCACTATCTGCATCAAGTTTAGTAAGTTTCTTCCAATTTTCAGCAATTTGTTCAAACTTGTCTTTATCTCGCTTATAAAGTTTAATAACTATACCATCTGTATTAGCCGACATAACTTCAATACCTGCAAGTTCAAGTTGTTCACAAAGCATCATAATCATAAGTTGCCCATTAATAGTAACTTTAAGCACAGCTAATCTATCACAAATATCGCCCTTTTCAAACGGTTTTTCTCTTATCTTTCAATTAAGAGCCTGACTATATCTTTAATCTTCAGCAAATTCCCAAATAAATCCTTTATGAGAATTATATTTTGGTACATGTCTACAACATTTAGAAATACAAGAAGCATCAAAACCTAAACTTTCAGCAGCAACAGTTGCACTATCCCAACGTTTAACAAACTGATAATATTTAGTATATTGAATTATAGGTTTAGATAAAATATTATCTTTTCCTTTACCTCTACTACCACCTCTTCCACCAATTTCAATATTTACTAAAGAACCTCCATCTTGTATAAATTTATATTTAGATATTAATTCTTTTTCAAGAATAATTCCTTGTTCAGAAGTAATATCAATATTTACAATATTAACTTTAATAAGATTTATATCTTTAGCATAATTATTATAATTATTATTTCTACGATTACCACTAAATACAAATGCACGTTGTAATGTTCCTTGACCAACATAAAATGGTTTTTCTTCACCATTATAATAATGTTCATATACGCATTGACGTTCATAATCTTCTAAATGATAACCATGTTTAAGAGGTGTATCTTTTTCTTTGTTTTGACTTGTAGTATTATTATGATGTCCAAAACGAGCTTGATTTGAATTAGACCTATCTACTTTATTAATAAGTTTACATCCTTTAGGACGTCCAATAGAACCATCATACTCGCCACCAATACTATTACGAATTTTATTTGTTTTAGTAAATTTAATACTAAAATCAAATGTAGCTTTTTCATTAATATTATCCATAATTATGTTATTTAATTGGTTATTCACATCATAAATATACAAATTTCCATGGCGATTATCTCCCTTTTCCCAAAAAATAATTTTTTATATTTTTCAGTACTCCTTTCGGATAGTCGATGAACCTTACTATTATCATGTTTCGCAACATAATGAGTAGTCTTGGCTGCTGATTGTCATATAATAATAGTTTTTCAAGCATTCACACTTAGATTTTCATCTTATGTTGTAGCACTATTATCTTCACGAGTTTCCAGCAGTTAAAGAGATTTTACTTGAGCATTGAATATACCCAATTTTCCATAGATTGAATTAATCACAATCTTTAGAGCTTCAGCAAGAAGACCAGCAGGAACTCCATCAATATAATCTTCTTTACTATGTTTTGCTTTAACGCGAGTGTCTTTAAGCCAAGTTATAAGTTTAGCAAAAATGCCCTCATTCATATGAGCAGGAGCAATTTTATAAACACTCATCAGAGAAGGATAAAAAGATGCAATATCCCAATGAACATAAACATAACTATTGTCTGTTATTACATCCCAAACAGAAGGAGCATCAGAATCTTTATTACCACCTTCTTTACAATTAGAAAGTTGTATATCTTTAGTAAAAGTAAGTTTACTTTTCAATTCTCTTGGAATATCTTGAGTATGAAGACCACCAGTAGCAATAGTATAAACAAGATTATTAAGTTTAATCTCAAACCAACCACTATCGTTATTAGTTTTAAGATATTTCAAATTAGGATATTTAGGAGCAATTTCTTTCAAAGCTTTTTTCCCAATAGAATAAATGATAACTTGTTTCATTTCATCTATAAATTCTTGAAGTTCAGGAGTCTGAAACTTAATAAAAGGAAAAATAACACGTTTAAAAGCCATAGCAGTACGTTCAGTCTTACGACCTTGCCATTGACTTGGAGCAAGCCCACTAAAATCACTATAAAACTTAACAAACAGTCTATCAGCAATATTACTTCGAGAACTACTTAAAACATCAACTTCATACGCTTTAGATATATTATATCGTAAACGAATTTCATTAATGTAAAGTCTAATCATTTCACATACAATATAAACATCATTTGTGTTATAATGCATAACATCATCAATCCACTCATCAATCATATATCTATCCCACTTATTGACAAGTTGATTAACTTTATCAGCAGGAAGACCAGAATAACGAGCATCTTTTTGATATAAATGAATATCCTTTTCACTAATAGGAGGAAGTTCATGTTCAAGAAGTTCATACCATTGTAAATTAATAGAAGTCTGTTTAAGACTCTTACCAAAATAAATAGTATTACCAGCTTTATCAGTACCTTTACCAACTTTATTAAGAGCAAAGATGGTCATAATATCAATATCTACATAAGGCAGACTATATTTTCTAAGAGTAGAAAGAAAATAGTCATGTTTACTCATTTCAGGATTATCTTGCATATCAATAATGTGCTTACTAAGTTCATATAGTTTAGTAATAAGTTCTTTAGTACTATTGGTTTGATTTGCAAACATAAGAAGTCCTGCAATCATAAGTCTATCATATCGAGAACTATTATAACCAAACATATCAGAACGTATAGCTACATTTTTATCGTCATAATGAGGACGCATATAATTAAGATAACCAAGCATTTGAAGTAATTGACTATCATCTGTATCAGTAATATAGAATTTCTTCTTAGCAACAGTATCAAGTTTTTGCTTAATTTCTTCCACAGTATATTTTTGAACTAAAGGAATAGGCGTTTTCTTTTTAGAACCATCATTACAATCAGCAAAAACTCTAAGATAACTTCCAACATCTGTAATCACGACAGAAAAGAAATTAGGAAGTACTTCAACGTCATAAGCATAAGATAATATCATAACTTAATATTAAGAATCATTTATAGCTTCAGTTAATTGTTTCATAAAAATATCTTTTAAGTTTTGATTATCGTAATACATAACGCCAGGACTAATAACAGTCTTAACAGCAAATTTACCTCTATTACAACTATACAATCCAAAATCATATATTTGTTTATCAAGGATAATTACTTTCTTAGGCTTAATACGAGAAACTTCATAAATAAGATTAGTAAAGCAAGATTTAACTGCATCTTTTTCCAGATTAAAATCTGTTTTATTAAAACATTTAATAGTACGAGTTACATAACAATCTTCAAGCAACTCTTTACCAACAATGTCTTTATAAGCATCTTGCATAATCTTCAAAATAGTAGGATATCCAATACCAGCTTTAACATCATAAGATGGTAAAATCACAACAGTATCAGTATAAATATTACCAACACCGAGTATGATTTTATCATCTTCATCAGCATAAATACGGCAAGGACATTTAGAACAAACTTCACAAATTGAAATAAAGAGATTAGTACTCATATGTTCAACAGGAAGTTCAACATCTTTCTTTTTACGTCTAATTCCCATAACAAAGCACTAATTCTTTATGAGCACGAGAACAACCAACATATAGACGACGAAGCAAATCATCTTGGTCAGGATAAGGATGTCCCATACGGTCATAGACCATATTATTAACATCAACAAATACAGAATCGTAAGTACTACCCTGACTCTTATGTGCAGTTATAGCAAAACCATAATCAATATCTCTATCATATAAAGTTCTGCCAGTTCTATCTATAATATTAGCTGCAATAAGATATTTCTTCTTAAACGCATAATATTCTTTCCAACGAGCAACACGAGTACCGCCATTAGCATTTTTAGCAGCACTAATCAAATCAGTAATAGTCTTATGATATTTCTGAATAGTAAACTTATCTCTATGGTCAATAACAAATAGAGGTCGAGTAATAGTTCCACCATGAATAAGTTGGAACTTAACAAGAAAACCTTTAAATCCGTATGTGTCATCAACAAAATCTACAATATCATTAATGATATATTCTTCAGAATTGTTAATAACAATTTCCATAAATTCGTTCACAATAGTTTCATAAGACATAATCAAATCGTTCTTAGTAATAATATTTTTATCAGAATCACGAATGATAGTATTACGTATATAATTATTCCAACCGCTAACACAAGCATTAGTATAACCGATAATACGATACATGTCAATATTCTTTGTATAAGCTTCATCGGAAAAAGACATATCAATTACGTTCTTAAATGCAGTAGAATTACATATACTAAAACCTTCTCCAATATCATTATAATTAGTAGCACCAACATGATTACTTACATATTCTAAGAATCTATAAGTTTTATGCTCTATATCATAACGAAGAAGATTAAGTAAACCAGTAATAGGATTATTAGCAGCCTGTCTAACAACTTGTTTAAGATGATATACTTCAAAACATCTATCAAAAGCAACTGATTTAGTTTCATTTACAGGAGCAAGCTGATAAGCATCTCCAATAAACAAAATTTTAATAGAAAGCTCCTTACATTTCTTACAAATGTAAGTAACAAGTTTAGCAGGAAGCATAGAAGCCTCATCAATTAGTAATAGCTTAACATTTTCAAGTTTAGGCTTAGTCATAGGATTAAATTGAGGAGTATTAGGGTCAAAATCTTCAAGTCTTAAATCAAGTCTAAAACCAAAAGTACTTTGAATAGTATCAACATTCTTACCACCAAGAGCTTGACTAAAAACACGACAAGCCTTATGAGTAGGAGAAGTACATTTAATTACACTATTGCTATATTTACAATGTGCAATAATGTACTTAGTAATAAATGTTTTACCAGTACCACCAGCACCAGTTAACCCCACTATATATTTAGCAGGGTCAAAAGGTGCAGCAATAAAATCAATAATATTACCTATTGCAATTTGTTGGTCACCGGTAAAAGTATATTTACTACTATCTGTTTTATCTTTACCAATATTATCAAGTTGCATTAATTCTTTTATCAATTATAGCATTAAAAATTTCTTTAGCATTTTCACGATAGAATTGACGAGCAGCGTGAGCAACAGGATTACTATAATCTTCATAAATTTCTTTAATCAGAAAAACTTTCTTATTAAGAACTTTATCTCTAATTATATTTCCCTTAACACTACAACCTTCAATAAACGGAAGCCAATGGAGAATATTTCTATTACCCAAATCATCTTGATTACGGATATAACAAATCCGTTCTTTAAGATTATGAGAATGAGTATAGATGCGAGCATAACCTTTACAGGTATAACATTCCTCTTTAATATCATATCTATTACCAGCAACTTGCACTTCATAATCAGCAGTTAAAGTAATAAATACAACACCAATAAGATTTCTTTCTACAACTTCAAACCTACTATCACTTTTAGTGGTTTGTCTCTCTTTCTTTTTAGTAGGTGCGAGAGAAAAGTTAAAAGTCGGCATAACATCTTGCTATTTAGTTTTAGCTTTACGCATGGCATTTTTGCTCATAGTAGCCATATTAAATTTAGCTTCGCGTTTAGCAGTTTTATTATTACCGATATTCACAGAATTGTCATCAATATTATTAACTTTCTTTTTACCAAGAGAAGTAACAAATACATAAACATATCCATGAACTTTATGCAGATAATCAATCTTACCCCAAGAACCATTACCAACATCAGAAGCACCTTTCATTACTTCCACTACTTTTTCTACTGTATTAACACGAATAGAATTTTTCTTAGAAAGTGAACGGATAACACTTGTTTCATCGTAAGCTCTTTTCTTAGCCATAACTTTACACAAATTAAAATGTTTATAAATAGTTTTATTAGCCGAATTAGCAATAACAGCAGCAGAGGCTTCGGCTTCGCCTCCGCCGCCATTTCTAATCCCCCGTAGAGGAGAACTATTGTTACATCACAACCCTACTTGATTAGCATAATAATTATAATATTTAACTTCATAAGCTTCATCTTCTTCATAATGCTTAAAGTTTCTTACAAAGTCATCACAACAATTCTTACACAATAGTCTATTAAGTACAGCAACATAATAAAATCTCTAACAGTCCAACCTTCCCAAATATGTTTGGAATAATTTACAGTACGCATAAATATCTAATTTTTAATTATTAATAATCTATTTGAAGCTAAAAATAGCTATATTATCTATATGCTTATAAAGACATCATTTAGATATATTCAGAAGCATACATAACAAATAATAGCTATTTACGAGCATTATCCAGTATATTATAACGCTTAATAGTTGAGGCTCGACACCGACAACCATAGTCAGTAGAAACACAAACTCCATAAGCAAGAACATAAACAGTTCCCACTTATGGAGCATTATCCACATTTCGTTTAAACTAAATATAATCGTCATCACGACGAATAGTTGTTCCAACAGGAGTTGAACCTGTACTCTAAGAACCAAAATCTTATGTACTACCATTATACTATGGAACAATAAGAGGAGCATAAACTCCTCTCTGTAAACAAATGCAATCCTAAAAAATAATCTTATTTAGCTTGACGAATCATAGCAATAAGTTCTTCTTTAGACTTGGTTTCAAGGTCATCAGAAGGCATACGTTCAGAATAACCACGAATAACTTTTGCACGAGCAGAAAGACCTTCACAAATAGTCTTAATAACTACATTCAAATATCCTCTAAATTCATCAGTAAGTTCTTTACCGACGAGTTTAAAATCTTCTTCATCGAAAATAAGAGCATTCTTAGCAACAACTCCAATCATATCAATAGCTTCTGAAGTAAGAGGTTTATCCTCTATTTGCTTAATGATTTGAAAAGTATCGTTAATCATCTCTTTAATAGCATCAGCTCTATTAGGTTTAGAAATCTTAACTACATCAACATCAGCATCAATCATATTACCGAGCATTTCAGCAAATTCTTGAATATGTTTATCCATTTGTTTCATTTTATTATCTTATTTAATTTAATCATTGAAACCATATAATTCAGCAGCTTCGCTATCAGAATCATCTTCTTCAATAGGGTCAAACCCTACTTCATCAAAGTCTTTATCAAATGTTTCTGCATGAATATCGATAGTATCATCACCATAAATATCTTCCATAATCTCATTTGTTTTAAGAATAGTAGAGGAAACACTAAGAGCTATACCAGCGACTTATAGCGTTTCATCTACGGGCAAGTAATTTAGCAACTTAATCTTCAGCTACTTCATTACCATCGCTCTGATATTCTTCGTTAAGAGCAGCAATATTATCAACTTCTTCTTGGTCAACAGCTTTAGTAATACCAACAGACATTTCCTTTTTACAGAAAGCATCAATAGTACGTTGAGCAGAAGCAGAGAATGAAGCAAAAGCAGCAACAAGAGCATTAAGGAATAAAGGCTCATTGTAACTAAATTCTCTCATAAGACCATTTGCTTTAACAGCAAACTTGTTCCACTTGAACGAAACATAACGTTTATCACCCTTAATTTCTCCTTTTTGAAGAAGATAATTAAGAATACCAAGAGCAGTAAATCTGCGAATCTCAGCATTATTCTTAATAATAAGAGCAACAGCTACGATATGTTCAGGATACATACCAGCAGCAGGAGGCAAATTAGACTTCTTTTCTTTCTTCTTACCAGAAGTAGTAGTGGAAGTACCAATTGCAGAAGGATTTTGTCCAGCTTTATCAGCAGGAACTTCGGCAGCAGTAGTATCAACCTGAGCAGTTTCATCTACTTCAACATTAGCCTTAGCAGCACGAGCTGCTTTCTTTGCTGCATATTTACTAACAGGAGCAGCACCTGTCTTAACTTCTTTTGTCATGACTTTAGAAATTTAATTATTAGTATTAAGATATTTAATAAGAGCAAGACAATCTCACTCTTAGCTTTACAAAGGTATATCATTATTTCTAATATACCAAACAATTCAATTATTATTTTTATCTATGGCTAATATTTGTATATGAATATAATGCTGAAAAGCATCATTAACAATTAGCAGTATAAATAATATAACATCAAAGTGTTCAGTATAATGAGAAATACGATAATCAACAGCAATAGCATAAACAAGAATATTAAATATAACATTAGACTATATCTAATATTCTCGTAAATACTATTACTATTATTATAGTTCTAACTTATAATCATATTACTGATAAAGTTAAATCTATTATTTGTTGTTTTGTATAATGTTGGTCTACAAATTGTTCTAAGTCTGTTAATGACTGTATTGAACAATCTATTATACCAAGTTCTACACCGAATAACCAAAAGAGAGTTTCTTCTGATATATTTGCTTTTGTAAATGTTGTTTTCATTTATAGTGAAGTTTAAGTTAATAATCAATCTACTAATTGTTCTTTCCAGGAATAATCACGAACATGTGCTAATGATAAATCTGGAGTTGAAGATACAACTGTATAAACTTCTGATGAGTCTATTTCTTTTAATAATCTACATACTTGTAAACCTTGTGAAATAGAATCAGCTAACAACATAGGAATATATGATGTTAAACTTGTAGCAATAGATACTGTTACCATAATTATTTAGTATTAAGTTAATATTTGAGTTGGTAGTACTAATCAGTAAGTTATTATTATGAATGAAGTAAATGCTGGGCATTTATTGACTGTTGAATATGATGTAGCTTGAGCTAAACTAAAGCTATTAATAATCTTGTTAATGCCTTTTATTTATTAGCTTATTATTGAATTGAAGACATGAAGTAGATTTAGGAGATAGAATAGCTGTTGTTAATGTTGTTATAAGACTTATAGTTGTTAATCTAATATAAAGAGATGTTGGAGTTTATATTAAAGATTATATTAAAGATTAATATAAGAATTATAGTTGTGAGATTAAATAACAGTAAGAAGTAGAATTTATGTTGAAGTTGAAGAGGATGAAGATTGGAGTAAAAGAGGAGATGCGGAAACTGATGCTCCTATTACTCCTCTTAATCTTCCCAATCCTGCTAACAAATATTCCAATATTCCTACTTAAACTCTTGTCTCGCTTATAGCTCCAGCTATTACTATCGCCATTATCGCAACAGTTAATTAAGCTATTACTTATCCTACATCTAATCCTGTTGCTACTAAGGCTTAAAACCATTAACTGTAAGATAATCAATATATTGTAGTCGAGTAAGACCAGCTTCATAAGCATCTTCATCAATACAATCAATAGCTTCAGCAACACTAACATCAGTTGTACCAAATGTAAGTTTACAATACAGTCGAATAGCATCTAATTGTTCTTTATTCATAACAGTAATATTTTGATGATTAGTAATAATGACAGGAATTTGAGCATTAGAACGATTAATTGTATTACAACTAACAGCCCCGTCATCTAATGCGACATTTTATAAGTCATTATCATAGAGCAATGTTTTATAAGTCATTTCATTTAGGTGAGTGGCACAAGCAAGAAAGCCAGCAGCAGACCGAAGTCCACTACTGGCTATACTTTACTTCATAAGGCGAGCACGATACATGTCTTGACCAACTTCACCAAGTTCGAGCTTGACAATATGATGAATCATCTTGTCTCGTTCAAATACAACTGGCTCTGGATTGCTGGCAAAAGGATTGACATATTCTTCGCCAGCAGCAACAAACTGCATGACAACATCAATCTTAGCACCAGCAAACAGCATGTTCGCAACTTGCGGCGTATCAACAACATCAGTTGCAAAGATAGCCAACTTAGCAGCATCTTTCATAACGCCAGCAACAGCATAAGAGCTGGTTTGAACATTATGAGTTTTGCCAAGTTTGACAACTGGCTGACCAAATGCATCAACTTCGTTTGCGTCACGAGTATCGCCAATAACGAACTCTTTGACAACAAACGTAAGAAGAGCATGAGTGTCAAACTCTGTTGCAACTACGTTTTTGACAGTGAGATTGTTCAGACGTTTGGCATTACCAGAAGCAATAAGCTCCTTAATAATGTCTTCACGAGAACGTTCAGAACTTGCATCTTCGCTCATAAACTTAGCAAAAACGTCATTAACTACTTGTGCGTTAGCACCTTCTGCAGCCTGTACAGTTCCCTGTACTTCAGCTTGAATTGTAGCATTATCTGCCATAACTGTAAGATTTTAAATAACCGACAATATTATCGGCAATATTTTATTAGTCATTTCCATTGAGGTGTGTAGCAACAGCAAATGCAGCTACTGTATTAACAACAGCAACTGCATTAACTTTAATAGTTATAGTAGTCTGCATAAGCATCACCACTACCAACAGTGTCCATAAGTCCACCATTATCCTCGACATATTCTTCAAGTTCTTTGATGTACTTGTGTGCAACATCAGAACGATGTAGTAGATGATTGCTACCTACTGACAAGATGAGTACAAGAACTGACAAGAATACAATGAGTAGATTTTTGATTGAGAAGAACTCATCCATGTGTTCATTGAAGAACTGTTCAAACTTATTCATAATAACTATCTATTTATTTGTTAGCAATATTTTATAGGTCATTTCTTAGAGGTTTGCCACTTTCTTGACGGGGGACTTCAAGTCTTACTTCGACCGGCGGGGGAGTCATAGTAATACCTCCGCCCTCTCACTCACCCATACCAAAATTTATATACCCCTTATCTCCCTTACTAACATCCGCGACTTCATCACAAGTTTCTTTTAATTTAAAAATCAGATAAAGAATATTATTTATTTCTCTCACTAACTTCAACACAATAAACCCTATTCTTAATTATAACAAAAAATCAGATAAAGAACAGATTTATATTTCTTTCCATCTCACTCACCTATTTCTTTGCCTTTAGCCTTAGTTTCTTCCTCAACACAACCTTTACAAGTAAGAATAACTTTACCATTATTTATTCTAACTCGACCACAATCTTCTCGAAGCTGTTTAATACTTGGTTTATAATGCGAATAATGATTTATAGCAACTCCGCATTTATCACAACAAACTTCATACCATTTTGTAATATTCATATTATTTTATTTTGTAACACCATTTATAAATCCAACAAAAACTTTAGTATCAACAGAATATTGATTCTTATAATAATTATAAGGAGTAATAACTTTTCTATCTATAAGTTCTTCCATAGCTTTATTAACAGAATGATGATTACTACCATATCTTAAAGCAATATCTTGTTTATCAATAAAAACACGTTTGCTATCAGTATCATAATAAGCCATAATATGATAAAGCATTCTATAAGTAAATAGATGCTTAAAATCATATTTAAGAATAAGTTGAGGATTAACTGTAACTTTATTATTCATAACAACATTATTTAGAACATTATCGGTACTAATATACAAATAAATATTGAATATTACTTGCTTTCTCCAACAAAATGATTATATTTGTTGCATAATATGGAACATAAAGTTTATTATATGGATATAACTGTGGATAAAAGAACTACTGCTATTACTTATGTAGATAAGAATAATCTTCATGTAGCTACTAATAAAGACATTATCAAACTTATCAATATTGATACTGCTGATGATGCCAATAATAATCCTATAAGAATAGCTGCTTCTATTATTGCTATGTCTAAAGGACTTAATAAAGAAGAAGCTAATCTTTATTATACTCTGCTTGTTCATGTTAATGCTCGTAATACTAAAGCTATTGCCAATTATTATATGAATGAGTATGACAAAAGTTATTCTACTTATTGTAGAGCTATTGAAGGATTAGCTAAAGCTGGTATTATTAAGATAGTTTCTAATACTATTATAGATGTTAAAGCTGATTATGATTTAGATATTCAAGCTTCTACTGCTAAGTTTCTTGTTATAGAACTTAATACTAAAGTTACTTCTAATGGGCTTAAATAAAACAAGCTGCCTTATACTCGCAAGATATATAATATTATTATAATATAAATATTATAATAATATTATATATCTTGCTCGTAATCCTGCACGCACACATACGCATACTCGCACACGTGTATATACGCATATACGCACGCACGTATATAGTGTTACTTGTGCTTCTATTATTACTTCGTAATAATAGAATCCTATTTTGGTAAACAGTATATGTTATAGTGGTGCTGGTGCTTATAATTAAGTTTGTACTTATGCTACTATTTATTACTTTAGTGTTCATGTTGAACATAAAAGAAGTTTTATTATGAATGATGTTTGTAGTCTTAAAGTAGGAGAAGCTGGTGATGGTACAAGACCTCGTCTTATTACTGTTGCTAATGCTTTTAATCCTGCCAAAGTTTGTGCTAAAGTTATTGATTAAACAATGAATGATTGTATAACTAATTAAAAAGTTAAAGAAATGATTACAATTAAAAGTGAAAAGAAGTCTTACGGAATTAATTTTCCTACTTCTAAAGAAGAGATTACTCCTGAAATACTTGAAACTATTACAAGTTATGTTAAGCTCCCTAAGCATTATTGCATTGTAGCTCTTTGTTTTCAGACTAAAGTTTTTGATTTTGTTGCTATGGCTAAATCTCGTGGTAATTCAAATGTAGCTGTTACTCCTGTATTGGCTAAGATTAGTGTTGAAGACGCAGAACTTATTAATGCTTCTATCGGAGATAAACTTATTATTGACCGTAGTTCTCTCGAAAGAGGAGTTCATTTGAATCTGCCAGTAGCTATTGGTTCTAACGCTGCTCGTAATTACTTTGAGTCTGACCCTGAACTTTGTAGGAATATTATAACTAAGAATGATAAAGCCAATATTGATAAAAAACTTATTGGTGCTAAAAGTTCTGATATTATTGTACTGGAATTTAAGATTGTTCCTGTTAATGATATTTCTGCTGCTATTCCTATGAAACATAAAGTTTGCGACCCGTTCGTAAATTATAGTGAAGCTTATAATTAACATAAAGAAGATAAATATAGAAGCGGTGATAGAATGATATTTTCCCTCTACGGGCGAGTGTCCGAGCGAAGCGAGGACTTCTATTGCTGCTTCTATTAACAATTATAATATGGAAGATACTTTACAAAATAATATTAATGAAGCTGATGAAGAATATGTAATCATTAGTAAAACTAAAGATGATATTCTTAATGAGCTTGATTTTGAAAATGAAGAAGAACGTCTTCTTTGTGATTCTATTATTACTAATCTTGAAAAGAATGCTTCTGAAACTATTCGTGATATGAAAGTAGCTCAACTTCCATTTATAGGTTGTGTTCGTATTAATCCTGTTAAACGTAAACTACGTGAAGCTAAACTTCATCTTTCTGCTGTTCGTAAAAGTATTAGTAAGGAACAATATAAAGAACATGTACGAAGTTATGTTATTGATTTAAAAGAACAACAAAAGAAAGAAGATTCTCTTAAATTAATATTTACTCGTATTAGAAGCAATAATAAAAAGAAGTATGATGCTTATTATAAACGTCTTGGTCGTGCTTATGCTGAATTATTTATTATGAGTATTTATTGGCTTGCTGAAGTTCCTTATAATGCAGAATGGGAAGAACATTATAAATCTCTTAAAGATTAATATTATATGAATACTACAAATGTTGTTATTGAAAAGATGCTAACTATTGACGAAACTGGTATGCCTAAAGCTCCAAGTCTTCGTCAATTACAAGATAAAGATGTTGCTCTTCTGTGGCAACGTGATACTACAAAAGACAAGAGAAAATATATTGGAGAAGTAGGAGTTATTTATTATCTTGGAGACCCTAAGAGTCCTGCTAAACAACAAGGTCTTAGTGATGCTGAAAGTCTTAAAATGGCTATTGATAATTTTAATCTTCCTAAAGATTATACTCCAGATTCTCTTGTTAATAAACTTATAGGAAAGTATTATACGGCTAATATTACAGAAGCTGGTGTTGCTCTTGAAGCTTTACAAAAGTCTGTACATTTAGTTTCTATTGCTGCTGTTCGTATCAATGAACAACTTAATAGAAAACTTAGCGGAGCTTTAGCTGATGAAGATATTACTCCTATACTTACTATGATGGACGCAGTTAGTAAACGTATTACTGAAATACCTGCACTTACTAAAGCACTTGGAGTAGCTTATGAAAATCTTCGTAATGAAGAAGAGGAACAGCTTGCTCGTGGTGGTAAACAAATTCTTAGTTCAATGGATGCTGATGAAGATAATCTTTAATATATAATTATTATGCTTACACTTAGAGATACTCGATATAATGATGTTAAACTTATATTTAAAGAAGAAGGTCATAAATATAATGATACTTTTGGTAATGAATATAAGTCTACTACTACTTTGCTTCACGATTATGCTCCTAAATTTGATAAAGATTATTGGCTTAAAAAGAAAGCTAAGGAGCTTGGTATTAGTGAAAAGCGTCTTGCTCAACAATGGCAAGATATTACTGATGAGGCTTGTGCTCGTGGTACAAAAACACATAATGGACTTGAAGATGGTATTAAAGGTTCTTCTATGTTCAAAGAAGCTGTTAAGCACATGATTAAGCCTAATGGAGAAATGATAACTGTTGCTGATTTACCAGATATTAATCTTAATGTTAAGCAACTTAAAGTTAATGATTTTATTGAATTAACTGAAAATAAATATCCTAAGATTTATGAAGTTCTTACGTATTATACTAATGCTGGTTATAAAATATATGCAGAAATTGGTGCTTTTCTTATTGATTATTTACTTTCTGGTACTATTGATGTGCTTTGTATTCGTGATGACCAATTCGTTATAGGAGATTGGAAAACTAATAGAGGTGGTCTTAAATTTGAAGCTGGTTATTATAGAAAAGATAGAACTCAAAAACCCAATCAACTTACAGATGAATGGGTTACTAAGAAAGATGTTCTTCTTCCTCCTGTTAATCATCTTCCTCATTGCAATGGAAGTATTTATAATCTTCAGTTATCTGTATATGCTTTTATGGTGGAAATTATTCTTGGTATTCCCAATGCTGGTCTTTGGCTTTGTCATATTGATTCTGATTTTGTTCTTAATGAATACGGTATGCCTAAACGTTTTCCTGATGGATTATATCATGTTAAAAAGAATCCTGTTGAGAAAGTTACTTTATTTAAAATGAAATATCTTAAACGAGAAGTTATGAATATTCTTTCTGATAGACGAAAAGTAGTTGCTGCTACAAGAATACAAAGTAGAACATTGTTTGATTAAAATATGTGGTTTGGTATAAGAGGACATAATAGTTGGCTTAATGATAGATTTACTGCTATTCATGCTATTATAGTTATGTTTATAATAATGCTTGTAGTTGGACTTTGTACAAGCTGTAATAATTCCCCCGTAGAGAGGGAAGTTATTTATGTTCCTGTTCAAGATACTGTTACTGAAAGAACTAATATAGCACGTATTGTTGCTCTTGAATATGAACTTAAACTTACTCGCGATACTCTTAATCTTGTAAGAGATAGTATTGGAGAAGACTTGTTTATTGCAAATTATAAACTTGGTCGTATTAAAAGATATAATGAGATTGCTGCTAAAGGTAATAACATTAAATATCTTCGTGGTTGGATTAATCGTGTTTTAAATGAATAATATATGAATGTAATTATTGCTGATGACCGTTATAGAGTAATAGCTAAACCAATAGCTACTTATGAAGATATTCCCTGTTATGTTATAGGATATAGAGTTCAAGTTAAAGTTTTATGGTTTTGGATTACTATTAAAGCGTTTGATGAAGGAGATTATGATAACGATGCTGACTTTTGTAAACGTGAAGCTATTGAATTGTATAATAAAATAGTTAATCCTTATGGCACTGTTTGATGAAGAATTTGAAAAAATAATACTTGCGGAAGGGGGTTATACTAATGACTCTGATGATGCTGGAGGTGAGACTTATCTTGGTATTAGTCGTAATAACAACCCTAAATGGGATGGATGGATTTCTATTGACCAACTTAAAAAACATCATCCTAAAGATTTTAAGAAACTTCTTAAACAAACTCCTGAGCTTACTGTTAAAGCTAAACGTCTTTATAAAGAAAATTATTGGGATGTTTTAGAACTTGACGATATTCCGTCTCAAGGAATTGCTCATCAACTTTTTGATACTGCTGTTAATATGGGTGTTTCTTCTGCAATTAGAATTGCTCAACAAGTTATAGGTATGACTATTACTGGTAAATGGAGTGAAGAACTTAAATATAATTTAATGCAATATGGAAAAGGTGAATAAAATATGTATATTCATTGTTATTTTGCTTGTTACTTTTATAGCAGGATATGTTGTAGGTGATAAACAAAATCAAATTATTGATAACAAAGATGTTGTATTGCCTGATACTACATATAATAAAGTTACTCTTGATAGTATAGAGTATAATATTATTAAGAAAGATTCTACTGTTTATAAACTTAAAGAGGAGGTTAAAGATGAAATTGAAAAAGCTCTTAATGCTGATGATAGTATTGCTGTTGAACAGTTTAAATCTCTTAGCACAGCGAGATAGTACAAATGTCCCTCTACGGGGGAGTGAATGTAATTCAGATACTGCTGTTGCTGTTGTTCCAATCAATCTCCTTAAACAAGCTAATGCTAAAATGATTGAACGTGTTTATCTTATTAATATTAATAAAGAACAAGATTCTATTATTATTATGAAGGATAAATATATAAATGAACAACAGAAGATAATTACTGATTTTCAAATGCGAGTTGATAATACTAATAAACTTAATGAGTCTATTAAACTTGATTTAGAAAGACAGAAAAGAAAAAATAAGATTATTGGTTATGGTGCCGGAGGTGCTATTCTTGGTTTACTAATTGGTTTAATTGCTAAATAAATTATGGAGAGTTATCCCTTTCTTGATTTCGTTAATGAAGATAAGTCTCGTTATCAACATGCTAAAGATGCTGGTTATGTTGATGACGATGACTTATTTTTGATTGGAGATAGTGGAGGTTTTCTTATGAATATTAGACCTGGTTGGCGTTTTGTTAATACTGGACTATTTTATGAAATGGCTGATTATTTTCGTACTCATAAAGGTCAATATACTTCTTATAAAGTAGATTCTATTCCTCATAGACAACTTCGTCGAAGAGAACAACATAGACGTAAACACGGTTTTAGTGCTCCTTGTCTTCAAGACCCTAATGGTACTATTCATAATGTTCGTATTACAGGTTCTCATTATAATTTTCTTAATTATATTAGAATGGAACAGCTTGATGAAAGTACTATTAATCGTGGTAATACTAATACTGCTAAGAAACATTATGATTTTCCTAAATTCTTTGATGCTCAGTTTTGGACTTTTCATATAATGGAATTTGCTGAAAAGAATGGTTTTCATCTTCTTATAGATAAAACTCGTCGTGGTGGTTTTTCTTATATGATGGCTGCCGATAGTGCAAATGCTGTTAATTGTGAAAGTCGTAAAGTAGTTATTCATGTTGCTGTTGATAAAAAATATCTTACACAAACAGGTGGTCTTACAGACTTTGCTGTTAATAATCTCAAATTTTATGAAGAATCTACACCTTTTGTTCGTGGAATTTTTAGTTCTGTTAAGTCTGACTTTCGTCTTGGTTACAAATTACCAAACGGTGTTGAAGCTGATAAATCATGGAGGTCTGCTCTTATTAGCGTTAGTGCTGCTAATAATCCTGACTGCGCTATTGGTAAAGACGCTGTCAAAGTTAAGGTAGAAGAGGTTTCCACTATGGAAAACTTTGATGCTTTTATGAATGTTACTGAACCTGCTATGCGAACTGGTGCTTATACTACTGGTATGCTTACTGCTTGGGGTACTGCTACTTCTGGAAATATGCAAGCCTTTGAACAAAACTTTTATGATGTTCAAGCGTTTAATTTTATGCCTTTTGAAAATGTTTGGGATAGAGATAAACGTAATGAAACTTGCGGTTTCTTTAAACCTTATTGTTGGGGTCTTCAAGGTGAAATTAATGGAATTAAAGGAGTTGATGAAGACGGTAATAGTAATATTGCCATAGGTCTTGAGATTGCTCGTCAAGAACGTATTAAGAAGAAAGAAAGTGTTAAGAAGTATTCTGATTATATTAATTATCTTGGTCAGTATGCTTTATTGCCTTCTGAATCTTTTAGTAGTGCTTCTGAAAATATATTTAGTTCTGAAGAACTTACTGCTTGGGAAGAACGTCTTAGAGTTGATGATGATTTACATTTTTATGTAGATGGTATGCTTGAACTTGATATTACTGGAAATATTCAATTTAAGACTAATGCTCGTTTACATAAAGAAGATAAGAAAGTTTATGATTATATCTATGGTGTTCCTCGTAGAGGTCATGAACATCCTCATGGTTGTATTCGTCGTTTCTTTGCTCCTGAATATGAAGAATATCAAGATAGTGATGGTAGATTAAGAAAGCGTATTCCTGAAGGTCTTTATAGTATTAACTATGACCCTGTTGGTATTGATAAAGATAAAGATGAGATTACTAATAAACATTCTCACAACTGTATTCAAGTATGGATGAACCCTCATTATCTTAATGGTTTTAAACAGAAACTTGTTGCTGTTTATTATGGTCGTCCTGATACTCTTGAAGAAGCTGATAGAATTTGTTATTATTTGGCACGTTATTATAATTGTATTGGTACTACTAATGTCGAAATAAATCGTGGCGAAACTGTTTCTAACTTTCGTAAATGGGGTGCTTTACAATATTTAAGTTGTGAACCTCTTTTTGTTTTTGACCCTTCCTTTAAAGGTAAAGTTAATAATACTTATGGATATAATATTTCTGGTGAAGCTCATAAATTAGATTGTATTCGATTGCTTAAAGAATTTCTTTATGAAGAGATTGGTAAAGATGAACAAGGAAATACTATTAGAAATTTCCATCGTATTTATGATTATCAAACTATTCTTGAATTAAAGAAATGGAGTGCTAAAGGTAATTATGACCGTGTTTCTTCTATGTTACTTAGAGGTATTGAATGGAAAAGTTTTAATCTTCTTGCTGCTGATGAACTTGCTGATAGAAAACCTCTTGATGCTGAAAATCTTGATGAGAATGATATTCTCACGAGAGATTGGTTTTAATATAAAAATATAGATAATTATGCGTTCCGAATTTCAGATGTTTGACTTTCCACAACAACGTGTTCCTAATTCTCGTAAAAAGGAGGCTGATTGGTATGCTGCTTGTTGTGATTGGGTTATTGCTCAAGGTCAAAATAATAGAGATAGTTCTCAATTAGAAATTAAGTATGGTATTCTTCAAGGCAAAATACCTGATGAATTTTATAAAAAGATACTTAATCCTTATAATGCTACTAATGAAAAATATACTCGTTTTCCTGCTACTATGCGTAATTATGACCTTATGAAAGGTATTATTCGTAGATATGTTAGCGAGTATATTAAGAATCCTCATGATTTTATTGTAGGTGCTAATAATGCAGAAGTAGTTCTTGCACGTAATGCTAAACTTCGTCAAGAACTTGCAATTATAGTACAACAGAAAATAGCTGCTCGTATTCAACAAAGTTATCAAGATTGGATTAATGGAGGTAATGACCCTCAGCAATTTAATCCTCAAACTGCATTGGATGTTGAGGCTTTTGTACAAGAATTTAATGAGAGTTATATTGATGATATTTCTGCACAAGGACAACAAATTCTTAATGTAATTAAAGATATTACTGAAGACGCTTTATTTTATGCAAGAGCTTATTTTGATTTTGTTACTTTTGGTGAGGCTTATACTTATACAGATATTATTGGTAATAAAATAGTTAAACGAGTTGTTTCTCCTCGTGATGCTTTTCCTGTTAATACAGACAATATCTTTCGTGAAGATGATGATATGTTTGCTGAACGTCGTAAACTTACGTATCAACAAATAGTTGATGAATTTGATGAATATCTTGACGATAAGCAAAGAGAGTTTCTTGAAACATATTACGCTAAGCGTTCTGCAAATGCTTCTGTGGAATTAGCTTTTAATGTGTATGAAAGTTATTTTCCAGATGTATGTAAAAAGTATTCTAAAGAAGATAGAGAACTCTTTAAGAAAGAACCTAATATGATGAGGGATAATAATCCTGATTTATATGATGTTTGGCATGTTGTTTGGAGAGGAGAAGTACGTAGATGTATTGTTACTTATGTAAATGAGATTGGTCTTATAGATACAAGGATAGAAGAAGATGATTATGAACTTTCTCCCTCTACGGGGGATATATCATTAGATTATATTTATGAACCTCAAGTTTATGAATGTACTCGTATTGGTACTCGTAATGATGCTATTTATCCTTATGGAGCAAGAGCTATTGCTTATAATAGAAAAGGTAAACTTCCATATAATGGTATTAATGAATTACTTCCTGGTTTTGGTAAGTTTAGTATTGTAGATATTGTTACTCCTTATCAAGTATTTTATAATATTGTTGCTTATCATAGAGAAATGACTCTTGCTAAGAATAAACTTAATATTCTTATGATGGCTAAATCTCTTCTTGGTAAAAAACCTGAAGAAACTATTTATAAGATGCTTGCTGATGGTATTTTATATATTGATGATACTAACGACCAAGGTATGCTTCGTGCTCAACAAGTTAGAATACTTCAAACTAATATTGGTGATTATCTTACACAACTTGGTAATCTTCTTGCTGAAATTAAACAAGCCGCCAGTGAACAAGTTGATATGACGCCTCAACGTTATGGAGAGATTGCTAACAGTGCTGGTAAAGGTGTTACAGAAGAAGCTGTTATGAGAGGTTCTATGGGTACAGTTATTATAGAATTTATGATGGATTGTATGCGAGAACGAGATTATAACAGAGACATGGATTATACTAAGCTGGCTTGGATTGATGGTCTTGATACTTCTTATAGAGATGTTGATGGAAATCTTAAATATATTAGTCTTGATGTTGATAAACATATTTATGCTGATTATATTATTAAAGCTAAAAACTCTGTTAAAGAACAAGACAAACTTCGTCAACTTCAACAATATGCTTTTAGTGCTGCACAAAATGGTGATAATATGATGGCTATTGCCGCTATTGAGGGAGATAATGTAGCTACTATTACTAAACTTATTAAGAAATATCAAGAACAAAAAGATGCTCACGAAAAGGAACTTCAACAACTTGACCAACAGACTGAACAAATGAAGCAAGAATTTGAACTTCAAAAAATTCAAGCTAAAGGTGAAGAAGATAGAAAGACTAAAGAACTTGAAGGCTATCTTGACCAACAAATCGAACTTATTCGTGCTGATGCTAATATGATTAGTTATAATGCAGAAGTTGGTGATGAAAACAAAGAAGCTGGTCTTAATCGTCTTGAAGCTGCTCGTACAAGAGTAGAACAAGAGAAAATTGGTATTGAAAGACAACGTAATATTCTTGATACTTTTAATAAAGAAAGAGATAGACAAGTTAAGATGTATGATATTGATACTAAACTTAAGATTGCCAAAGAGAATAAAAATCGTTATGATTTTAAGTCTAAAGGTAAGTCTAAAAAATAAGTTTTTATTGGTGTTCTTATATTATAGCCCTATTCCGACTAATGTTGGAGTAGGGTTAAATTTTATCTGTAAGTAGCTATTTATGGCTCTATATTAAAGAGATTTTTATTGACTGATTAAGACTAAAGCCTTATATAAAATTATAGCTAAAAATGGCTTTATTTTTCATGCTCTGAAATAATATACGACAAGCAGTATATATAATCATATTGTTTATCATTGTATTATTTGTCCTTTTCTTGCTATTATTATTGGTTGTAATGCAGATTATTATTATAATTGTACTGATGTTAAACTCATAAATACTTAAAGATATGGATTTAGATTTTGGTTATGGTCAGAATGGTAACGGCGATGGTGCTGGTTCTGACAATGGAAATGGCAATGGCGACCAAACTACCAATCTTAACACAGGTAAGATAGACCATGATACTAATGGTATGCCTGCTGATGATATTGATGGTAATGGTGGCGGTGATGGTGGTGACGGTACTAAACCTGATAACACCGGTAAAAATGGAGACGGAGATAAAGGTGGTGACGGTAATAAAGATAGCAATAAAGATGGTGATGATACCAATGCTAATCTTGAAGCTGGAACATCTATCGAAGTCGGAGAAGATACTTATACAGTAGATGAAAACGGAAATCTTCTTGATAAGAATGGTAACATTTTTAAAGAAGCTAAAGACGTTAAAGCATGGCTGGATGAGTTTGAAAATATTACTGATGCTGATAAAGATAGTATTTCTATTGAAACTATTCAAGAGGCTGTTGGTGTTCAGATTACAGACGATAATAATAAGCCTGTTGAATTTGAGAATAATCCTGAAGGAATTAAAGCTTATATTGACGCTGTAATCGAAACTGCTAAAGAAGAACATTTTGAGACTGCTGTTAATACTCTTTATCAAAAGTATCCTATTCTGAATGATGTATTAAATTACTATATAGCAAATGGTAATTCTCTTGAAGGATTTGGTGAAGTTCCTGACCGTTCCGGTATTACCATTGATGATTCTAATGAAGCTCAACAAGAAGCTATTATCCGTACTGCTTGGGAAGAACAAGGTCGTAAAGGTGATGTTGAAAGCTATATATCTTATCTTAAATCTTCTGGTACTTTGCTGGCTACTGCTAAAGAAGAACTTGCTGGATTACAAGAAGCTGATGCACAATATCGTAAACAGATTGAAGAAGAAGCTGAACGTCAGGAAACTAAAAGACTTCAAAAACTTGAAAATTATTGGAATGGTGTTTATGATGTAATTAAGAGTCGGACTATTGCTGGTTATCAAATACCGGAATCTATTATTATTAATAGAAATGGTCAGAAACTTTCTGTTACTCCTGAAGACTTTTTTAATTATATTTATCGGGTTGATAAAGACGGTAAATCTGCTTATGAACGTGACCTTGCTACGGAAACCCCTGAAAGTCGTCGTGATGATGAGATTCTTCGTGCTTATCTTAAATTCGTTGGAGGTAATTATTCTAATCTTGTCGATATGGCTATCAATAAGGAAAAAGTTAATAGACTTAAACTTAAAGCCAAAGAAAGAAACGCATCTACGGTTAGAATTAGTAAACCAAAAGCTAATACTAATAAGGGAACAAATATTGATTTAGGTTATAACTAATTAAAAGTTTTACGTTATGTATAAAATGCGTGTTCTTTCACAGGGTAAATATGAGGACAGAGGATACTCTAATGAAGAGAGTATTGCTTATCTTCAATTACAAAAACCTGTTGAGATTAATGCTTTCCTTACCTATAATTATGGTATGGATGATGACCGTTTCCCGTTGTCTTTTATGACAGAGGGTCAAGGTAGTTCTGGTACTGTTGATATTGCCACTGTTCAGTGGACTTGGAGTACAATGGGTCGTATGAAGTTTACTGACTTCGTTACTTATTTCAACATTGCTAATACTAAGCCTGGTCTTGCTGGTGCTGAATTTGAAGTACATTTTAGTACTCATTGGTTTATTGAACAATATGGTCTTATCGCTCCTGATGGTATGACTCAAGTTCGTGTTCAGAAAGACTTGGGAGAATCTCCTTATGGTTATGGTTATTTGCTGAAACTTACTTCTCCTAATCCTAATGCTTTTATCGACCCTGATATGCTGGCTAAGGGTAAGTATTGGAGTATGTCTGCACCTACTGTTTCTGAATCTTATTCTAAGGGTAATAGAAGCAATTCTATGGGTCCGGGTAAGATGACTTCTCAGCTTGAGTTCCATCGTTATTCTAAGGAAATTGCTGGTAACCTGGCTAATGTTATTACTGAATATGAGTTCAAGACAAATGGCGGAGGTGCTTCTAAACTTTGGATTAATGAAGAGATGCGTCAGTTCCATTTGAATATGCGTGTTATGAATGAAGAACGTCTGTGGATGGCAGAGTATAATCGTAATGCTAACGGTGAAGTTCTTCTGAAAGACCGTGATAATGGTAAGCCTATTCCTCATACTTCTGGTATGTTGGAGATTTGTCGTGAGTCTAATTACGATACTTATGGTGAGTTTTTGCCTCTGACTAAGATTAAGAGAACTATTGGTGATGTTCTTGACCGTGATACTGATACCGGTACTATGAATATTGTTCTTATGGGAGGTAAAGGTTTCTTGGAAGACTTTGATGAAGCTATGAAAGTTGATGCTAAAGAAAACGGCTTCCTGACTCCTCTTGGTGATAAAGAAATTCAAGGTAGTGGTGATAATCTTGAGTATGGTGCTTACTTCCGTAAGTATAAGACTGTTGATGGTCACGCTATTACTGCAAAGCATTGTTCTTTCTTTGATAAGGGTACTATTGCAGAAGCAGCTAAACAGAATGGTATGATTCATCCTCGTTCTGGTCTTCCTATTACTTCTCACCAAGCTTGCTTTATTGACTTCTCTTCTTATGAAGGGCAACGTAATGTTCGTATGGTTCGTCAAAAGGGACAAATCTATAAGGCTAAGGTTATTGAAGGTATGACTGATATTCCGGCTTGCTGGGGTCTTCCTAATACTAATCATGCTGCTACCGAAGTAGATATGGCTCGTTATGAAGTTAAGTCTTCTCTTGGTCTGCAAGTTAATAACTCTAACAAGATGTTCTTGTTGAAGTGTGTATTGTAATTAAATAAACCTTTTAAGTTATGGATAATAATTCTGCTAATGGCATGAAATTTGGATTTGGTAAATCTGATGCCAATAAAGAGGAACAGAAGATTGACGAAACTATCTCCCCCGTAGAGGGAGCAGATGACAATAAACCAGCTCCTGCTGTTGATGCTGCTCCTCAGGAAGATGTAGAAGAAGAATATACGGATAATCGTAGTGTTACGGTTATGTTAGTAAAGAATTACTCTCTGTATCGTAAAGCTAATGATAAAGTTCTTCCAAGACGTAAAGATTTTATTGGAAGTAGTATTCATTCTTCTCGTGTTCTTTCTTCAAATAAAGAGGAAGTTGATACGTATTTTCCTAATATTATAGGTCTTTCTCCTTCTGACCCGAACTTTGTTATGAGAGTTAAACAACATCTTAATAATATTCGTGTTCCAGTTGACGAGCTTGGTCGTACTTTTAACACAAGTTTCCATTACTATCATAAGAAAGACTATTATCGAATTAAAGCTGAGGAAGATAAGATAGAACAAGTTTATCAAACAGCTAATCGTCAAGATGTTAAAAAGCTTCGTGATGCTCTTAAAGAGAAGATTACTAAGCTGAATATTCTTGAAAGCAGTAAGTATAAACTTGGCTATCCTATTAATATTGATGATTATCTGATGTATCGTCATTGTCTTCTTTATAATGATGTTGCAAAAGATGTTGCTTTAATTAATGTCGATAGTAATATTCGTTTTTATTTCAAAGACGACCAAAAAGAAGCTGAGAAACTTCGTAAATATCGTATGGAAGTTAATAAGGCTAAAGCTAATTATGTTGCTTGTCTTGCTGATAACGTTCTTTTCGATGCTGTTTATACTCAATATTGTGTTCTGAACAATCTGCCTGTTATATCTTCTCTTGCTGAAAACAGACTTGATAGAGAAATTAAACTGGATAAATTCAGTGCTGATGAACCTGTTAAGTTTAATAAGATTTTCAACAATAAAGATATTAAACTTGTAGCTACTATTGAAATGCTTATTGCTCGTGGTGAACTGATACGTACACAGTATAATCAGAACATTACTTCTCCTGATGGGGATTTCATAGGTGCTAATATGGGTGAAGCTATTGCTTGGTTTAAGAATACTGAAAATAGTTCGGTTGTTAATGCTTATATGAACAAACTAAAGAATATTTAATATGAACATTCAAGAGATGCACAATACGTTCCGTACTCTTGGTCAACAAATGGGTATGCAACTTATTAGAGGTATTCTTCCTGAAAGTATTGATGTTTATCTCAATGATGTGATTATAGAGAAGACACAAGTAGAGCTTTTACAGGGTGTTCGCACAGCTCTTCAAGATAGTGTTAATACCCAAGCTTCTACTATGTCTCCTATCAATGCTTTTAGAAGTTTATATCGTACTGCTCGTTATGCTATAAATACTGAAGACGTAAATGAAGATACTAAAAAAGTTAGTTATTATAATGCTAACAATGGATTTCATATAATTAATATACCTGTTGTTGGCTCTGAAATAACTGTTGATACTAAAGAATATAAAATTTCTCCTATGATGTTTCTCGGCTTTAGTGTCGAATATGATAATACTCTTAGAGGAAATTCTATTGCTTGTAGAATGATTGGTTCTGATGTTTTAGAAACTACTCTTCGTGATTATTGCAATGGGGCAAGTAAAGATTCACCTATTGTTTGTTTAAGTTCTATTCCTATTGTAGAGAATGGTCTTGAAAAGACAGGTGTTATTTCTAATGAACAATTAGAAATATATACTAACTCAAAAGGTTGCGAAGTTAAGTTTCTTAATATTAAATATATCAAGACTCCTAATGTTGTTAAGCATGATATAGATATTGCGAAATGTGTTAATTGCGATTTGCCTGCTTATACTCATTTCGACATCGTTGAGAAAGCTGTTGCGAAGTTTTATGCTTCTGTTGGTGCTCAAACTCCTAATCAAGCTACACAACAAAGACAATAATATATTAATGTAATTAATTAAATTAATAATATGCGACAATTTCTTTTAGGTGCTAAAGTAGCTTATGCTACGAGTGCTGACTTATCAAAGGTTGCAGACGGTGCTATTGGTTTCTTCTATAATAAAGATGGAGCTCCTACCGTAACTGCTACTGGAAAAGAGATTACCTCAGAGGCTATGATTGTTCTTGGTCGTCCTGCTGATAAAGGTGGTCCGGTTGTACTTCCTTTCTTTAAGAATAATTTTTCTTATGTTAAGGGAGTCTATGAAGCTGCTACTAAGTTTAGTGCAGAAGTAACTATTCCTGCTCCTACTAAAATTGGAGATTATTCTCTTATTGTAGTTCTTAAGGGAGTTAAATTTAATGAACGTAACAAATGGACTGCAATGGTTCATGTTCGTGACGTAACTATGACTGCTAATACTTTGGCTGCTAAGATTGCTGAACAGATTAACAATATGACTGCTGGGTCTGGTGTTACTGCTACGGCTACTGCTGCCAAGATTACTATTACAGCTACTAAAGAAGGAGTTGATTACGAAATTCTTGGTGCAGACGAACTGTTCGGTCTTGATGTTACTGTAAGTGCTCAAGGTCTTCCGGCTTATGGTAGTGCTAAATACATTCAGGATTTGGCTGAAAAGGCTGCCGCCGATGCAGGCTTTGAATATACTTATCGTGATGCTTATTACTATCTGTATCCGAATTATCCTTTAAATCCTCTTGCTCAGCCCGACACAACAGATGCTGGTTATACTATCTTTACATTACGTTTTGCTGAACCTCGCGATGTTAAAACTCGTGATGAAGTAGTTAATCAGATTGTTCAAGTTGCATTCCCTACCGGAGCTGCTGCTATCGCTACATTCGAAACTGTTTGTAAAGCTTTGGCTGGTATTGAATCTACAGCTACTGTTGCAGAAGAAGCCACAGAATAATATCTGATATATACTATTTGTCAAAGTTTTAATATTAATTAAGAAGAGGTTGTCGATGTTAATGTAATAATTAATATTGATAGCCTCTTTTTACTTTGAAAAGATATGGATATATTAGGTGATGCTTTAAGACAAGGAATAGCTCCTGCTATTGTAGTTGCTATTTATTTAATAGTTACTAAAATAATAGATAATCGTAGGGAAGCTGCTCAAATAAAACTTAGCACTGAACTAACACAATCTATAAATTCTATTAGTAGTTTTATTGTTAGTCTTACTAAAAATATTGTTAATAGAGATAAAGAAAAATGTAAGATAGCTATTGAAAATTCTATGTATTCTGCCGGTATGCGTCTTACTAATTTTGTATCTACAACTATTGTAAACAATCATATTGATATTAATAAAGATAATATTATTTCTAATATTAAAAATATTGTAAATGCTGAATATTATAGTGTCTATTCTTCTTTATCATTGTATGTTATAGATGAAGTTAAAGTATCTGATTATCTTAATAAAGATTGGATTGAGGCTGTTGAAAAAGACATTATAGATATTATTTATAATAATTCTCTTAGTAAAGAAGATAAAATACTTACTTTTAGTAATAAGATTAATATTAAATTTCAATCTTATATTACTTATATTATTAATCATGCTATAAAATGATATTACTATGGAAGAAAAAGTAAGACAATCTATTATTGACAATTATAATATTATGCTTGCCAATATGGAGAAGCGAAACATTGATGCTCTTGAATTTGGATTTATCAATGATGATTGTGTTCCTATGCTATTCTCTATTCTCATACATTGTGTAGAAAATATTGAGATTTTTAATCCTACTCAACTTAATAATATTTCTCATTTTATAAATAAGTTAAGCTATGTCGGATAATTATAACGAAGTACATGTTCTTGCCGATGAACACAACGATACCGTTGAAATACATCCGGAATATGTTTATCTTACTATTCCCGCTGATTATGTTTGTGTTTATCACAAACTATTGACGTATATGGCGGACTTTGGTAAAACTATTGTTGATGATTGTAATGCTATATGTCAAGGCAATAGTAAGAATATTATTACTTGCTGGAATCTTTTTCAATCTGCTATTGCTTGTCGTACTTTAGGAAGAGAAAAGGAAGCTGCTTTCTTTATTGATTATATTAAGAAACAACTTAATAATATTTATAAGGGAACAGATAATGTTGTTCATAACAGTTCAGTTCCTCTTGCTATTACTGAAGATGGCAAACTTAAAGCTATGGTTAGTTGTGGAAATGATACTCATTTTTATGTTGATGCTGAAACTGGACAACTTTATCAAGAACAGCTTGAAGGAAAAGATGATGGTAAGGTTTATACTGTTGAAGGAGATAATATGATTGCTAAAGATGGTGCTAAAGCTGATTGACAATAACATTCCCTCTACGGGGAAGTAGGTTTGGAGATATGGCAGATACGTCTATTATAGCTATTGTTAGTTATCATTGTACTAAAATAGTCGAGTATGAACTATCTATCATTATTCAATAACTTAGCTAAAATTAGCTTGATTTTAAGTCATAATAATTAAAAATTTTATGAAGCCTGCTTATAAAAATTTAGGTAAAGTTTGTCTTACTCCTGAAGGTGAATTTAATAGAAATAAAGAGTATGAACGTATCAGTATGGTTACTGACCCTGTTACTGGTATTTCTTATATTTCTAAAAAAGATGTACCTAAAGGAGTTAGTATAAACAATCAAGAATATTGGCAGAAAGTTGGTAGTGGTGGTTTTCGTGATAATAACATCATTGTTCTTAGCGATATTGATGCTAATGGAAATCTTATTACTTATACTTTGCAAGAAGCTATTGCCACTATTCATTCTGAAGATAGACGTCCTGGTCTTATTTTAGGCTTTTATGGTCTTAATACTCAAGAAGTAGATAATAAGACTACTTGGTACTTATATCAATTTGATTCTTATACTGTTGATGATTGGTTTAAACTTTCTTGTTGGAAAAGTATTTATGATAATGTAAATAAGTTTAAAGGTTATTTCCTTAATGAATGTTTACTGTTTAAACAATTTCCTCTTCCTACTGTTGGTGATTTTGCTTTTGTTGGTGAGAACTTAGAAGAAGCTGTTATTTATTTCTGTATTGATAATGGAAAATGGACTGCTACTAAAGTTCCTGCTTTACAATTTGCTAATAAATATAAGGCTATTTATTCTCGTGACTTTGGAGAATTTAATGTTCACATGGATGAAACTTATGCTGACCGTGCTCATAAGGATGGAGAAGGTAATATTATTCATGATACTTATGTTACTCGTAAAGGACTTAAGAATGCCATTATTGAAGAAGTAACTAAAGCTATTTGGGCTGCTGATTTACCTGATGGTATTGTTCGTATGGAACATTTATCAGAAGCAGTTAAACAATTTATCGGAAGTCTTGGTAATATTGTTAATGCTGCTGATGATGAAGACTTAATGGTAAAAGATAATCTTCTTAAGTTTAATGATAAGGAATATTGTGAAACTACTTATACTGGCTATGGTCGAGTTTTTCTTCGTAAGAATATGCTTGACGGAGTTAATGTTCTCGAACAATATCAGATAAGTAAAGCTAATACTCGTTATATTGTACAATATTTCCATTGTCTTGATGGTCATACTCTTGAAGTTCCTGAACATTGTATTCTTGATTTCACTGCTGGTGGTTGGTTTAGAAATGGTACTTTGATTTGTAACGATACTCTTATTATTGCTCCTAAGCCAGAAGATATTACTGTTAAACTTGAAGGTACTTATAAGTTTTTTGGTGTTAATTCTGTAACTGAAGAAACTATTCAAGATATTCATGAAAGACTTGAAAATATAGAAAGTCCTTTTGTAAAACTTAGTCAAGAAGAATATGATGCTATTTCTGATAAAGATGATACTAAACTTTACGCTATTGTTGGATAATTAAATAATTAAGATTATGAACGATTTAATTAATAAAATTGGTATTGACAAAATTCTTCATTTTGTTATTGGTGCTCTTGTTGCATTTTGTTTTGATATACCTGCTATTCTTCAAGAAGGTCTTGTTGGTGATTGGTTGAATGTTGCTTTTACTTCTATAGGTGTTATAGTTGTTGCTATGGCAGCATTCTTTAAAGAAGCTGTTATTGATAGTAAATTTGATTGGAAAGATTTTGTTGTTAGTATTGCAGGTGCATTATTGCCTACTATTGTTGTTATTATCGGTACTTTGTTTTATATAGGTTCTAACTAATATGGCTAATATTAATAAGATAAAAGCTGGTTCTTCTGACCCTACCGCTTTAATGTTTGACAAATATAAAACTGGAACTGCTAATGGAGGGATACTTTTTGGAAGTCTTATTCCTGTAGATAATTCCGTTGCTGCTGTACAAGCTGTTTCAAATTCTGTTTGGCAAGTTAATGATGGTTGGGAAGTAGAAATTATTAATAGTAAGAAAATTGCTATTAAGAAGTTTAAGATTGACACTTGGGGTCTTAGACAAATTGTTGGTAATCCACATACAGACCCTAATTATAATAGTCTTAAAGTTAATGTCAGCGGTATTAATAGAGTTCATAACGAAGTTATTTGTCATACTGCTGGCAGTGATGTTCCTGATGGATTTACTAAAGCTTATGGCGGAAATAATGGATATAATGTCTATTGGTATCCGGGACAGTTTGATTCTGGTAATTCCATGCAGGGTCTTGTCATTCAGTTTGGTGTTGGCTATATTGCAAGTGATAATGAAAGAGCTGATGGATTTCAAATTGGAAAACACCCTTGGGATGTTGGTACTAAAGTAGGTGTTGTTGATGGAACTATTACAGGCACTTGGGCAGATGGTTCATATAATGCTATAACTATTGGTTTATTTGGTGGAGTTCAAAATGCTACTGCTTGGCATGATGAAACTGGAGATGCTTATAGACAATATGATATTTCAGACAATCCTATCTATATTGATTTAGATGTTCCCGATACTACTGTAGCTATAGATGTTACTTCTGTAGAATGTTGGGACGCTTATGCTGGAGAAGACCAAGTTTATCATAAAGATAAAACTTTGGAAAACTGTTGGAAAAAATATGGTTTTGCTTTTCCTACTGGATGGAATATTACTAAAACTAATTTTAATACTAACGAATATATAGAATGGATTAGTCCTACTAAGTTTAAAATTAAAGGTATTCCTGAAGGTGGTGTCACCATTACTACTACTACTACTACTACAGCCAATTATGTTAATATTAATTGGAAACAGTTTATTGCTAAACTTAGTCAAGGATTGCCTATTGGTACTTCTGTTAAAATTGTAAGAGCATTTACTAATGCTTGGTATGATTATGATGAAGAATCTCATACTTGGTCTAATCCTGTTGAAGATATAGAAACAGTTCTTTCTGTTGGAGATAACACTATTGCTGCTTTCTCTGATGAAATACATAAGAAAGATACTGATGAAAATATGACTTATTCTGAGTGTAAGATTGTTATTACATCAGATACTCCTGTATATGAACTTAACTGTAATGTAGAGATAGTTCCTACTTTTACCGACGGAGAAGTTCTTACTATTACTGAAAATAAATGGGGATTGAGTAAAGTTAAAGTTCCTACTATTACTGATTTAACAGAACATATTGATAAGTTAATGTTTAACGTTAATCCTGCTAATGCCGACTTTTGGGAACCTATCAAAGCATATTATGCATCTAATGTTCTTACAGGAGATACTGTTTATAGAAAATTCTATAATGCTAAAAATCTTGATGAACTTGCTATAATACTTCCGAGTACTAATTGGCTTTCTTATGATACTACGTTCAAATTTGCTTCTATTAAGAAACTTACTTTTACTGGTCAAGAAAATACTAATATTACTTCTCTTAATGGAATCTTTGAAGGTCTTGGTAATCTTAAAGAGTTTATAGTAAACGTTGATGAAGCTCATGATGGAGATTATATAGCTGGATGTAATGATTGTTCTAATATGTTCAATGGTTGTGGTTTGGCTACTTATCCATCTAATTTTATTTGTTGGGATGCTTTTAGAGCTAATGCACAAGCTTATAGTAGAAATGCTACTCATGCTATGTCAATGTTTTGGTATTCTTCAATAGAAACTGTTCCTAATCATGGAGATGACCCAGATGCAGATGCTAATACTATTTTGTGTGGTTCTGCGAGTGGTATTTTCTATAATTGTAATAAACTTGTTACTGTTGGTCCTATTCTTGATTTGTTACTTATTGACCCTAAAGGTGCTGAAAATATATTTGTAAACTGTACTGCTCTTACTACTATTAGAATTAGAAATCTTAATCATGGTGATTGGAGATTTGATAATGTTGCATTTAAAGGTACTAAGAAACATGGTACTCTTGCTGCATTAAATGCTGCTTCTATTCAGTATCTCTTTGCTAATCTTAGAGATTTAAATCTTTATGATGCAAATAAGAATATTGAAACTATTAGTAATAGCTTCTCTAAATGGAGTAGTAATTACTTTAGAAGTGGTATTTTTGAATCTGCTTATAATTTCAAATTCAATAGTATGTTTGAATTTCTTGCTAAACTTAGGACTGCTAATCAAGCTAATGCTCCATTTATAGTACATACTACTGCTACTGGTATTTATATGAGTTTCCAAGTTAGTGGTCTTGCTGAGGGAGATTCTCTTATATTTGGTGCAGCTGGTAGTGCAGAACCTGATTTAACAATTACTGCTGATGGACAATATACTATTAATAAGAACGATACTGTAGATAAAGGTTTCAAACTTATTGGTGATGCGTCTGTAAGTAGTATTGTTAAAGTTATAGTTAATAAAGGTTGGGATTTGTCTATACCTAAAGTACAATCTGCTAATCTTTATTGTCCTGCTGAATGGGAAGCTAATATTACTAATGAAATGGTAACCGCTGCTAATGCTAAGAATTGGAGCGTTTATATTGATGGTACTCTTAAATCTGTTTAATGTATGAACAAAGATATTTGTGAAAGATATGATGCCTCCACTCTTCAACAAATGTACAAAACTGTTACAGATGTTGAGAATGGAGGTCTCAAAGAAAAAGATGTATTTCCTGTTAGTGTTATACAAGCTATCTTTGATGGACTTACTGGAACTCGATTAGACCATATTCTTTCATTTGGCAACTGCATTTATGTTCCATTTCAAGGTACTCGTGAAGCTACGAGACTTATGATTGGTTCTCAAATGCGTCGTAAAGGTCTTATTATTGTTTTTAGAGATTTAGACAATATGACTTATACGCAACGTTATCTTTATGCTGATTCTGTTGCTGATGAACATTGGAGATATGATGATAATTGGGAAGATTGTTTTGTTGGTTTTGGAGATTTAGAATTTGTAGAGCAACTTAAACAATATCTTATTAAGTATATTGATGAACAACTTAAAAAAGTTCTTCCTCCTGAGGGTTATGAATTAGTAATGGTAAATCGTTCTCCTGTTCCTCCTGATGGATACGAATATGTTGTTTATATTAATGAAGACGGTAAACTTGTTAAAGTTTGTACTACTGATAAAGAACCTATTGTGCGTAAAGTTAGTAAAGAATAAATTATGGCTGAAAGACATGATGAACAGTTATATGGAGTTGCTTCGTTAGATAAGCTATTTCCTATCATAGATGTAGTAGATGATTTGACTACACCTATTGCTACAAGACCATTGTCTGCCAAACAAGGTAAAATACTTAAAGATTTAATTGATTCTCTTGAGCTTCTTAAATTCCAAACTGTTGAAAGTTTATCTGCTACTGGAGAAAAAGGTATTATTTATCTTGTTCCTGCTGAGAAATCCGAAGATGGTACTAACATCTATGAAGAATGGATTTGGCTTGTAGATGAAAGCAGATATGAACTTATTGGTTCGCTTGGTAAGATAGAAGTAGATGATGCTTTATCTTTAACTTCTACTAATCCTGTACAAAATAAGATTATTACTGAAGCTCTTAATCGTATTAATAAAGAATTGTTCCCATTGACTATTGCTGTTAGCGGTGGAGGTCTGTTTGAAAAACGTACTACACAAACTATTACAGTTACATGGTCTATTAAAGAGGGAAGTGATATTGTTATTCCTGAAACAATTACTGTTAATAATGAGACTGTTACTAATACTCATATAAGTAAAGTATTTAATAATGTTACAACTAATACTACTTATACTGTGAAAGCTGTTAAAGATGGAGTTACAGTTACTGGAAGTACTTCCGTAACATTTGTTAATCCAAGTTATTTTGGTGTTGTTGCTAATAATTTCACTCCTACAGAAGATGCTATTAAAGCTCTTACTAAGAGTATAAAGAATGGTAAAGGTTATACAGGTACTGCTAATCTTAATAATCAAAAAACTTGTTATGCTTATCCTAAATCATTTGGAGCATTAACAGCTATTAAAGATGCTAATAATTTTGATTATATAAACTCTTATACTCGTACTGAACTTACTGTGTGGGACGAAGTATATTATGTTTATGTTCTTACTGATGCTACTACTATTAACGGATTTAAACAAATTTATTCTTAATATACGACTATGGCACTTAGAATTGGTGATAATTTTAATTATCAAGGTCAGAAACCTAATTTCGAAAGAGATAGTTTCGAGACTCTTGCTGCTATGAAAGCTTATCCTGAAACAAGTATTGACGAAGGACATCTTTCATATTGTAAAGAAGACGGCAAACGTTATGAATATAAAAGTTCTAATGACATAGATGCTACTACTGGTAGATGGCGTGAATTTGAATCTGGTGGAGGTCTTGAAGAAGTTCCTATTGCAACTAATGACGCAGTTGGTGGATTTAAAACAGGATTTACTTCTACTGAAAAGAAATATCCGGTTCAAGTTGAAGAAGATGGCAAAGCGTTTGTTGAAGTTCCTTGGACAGATACTAATACTACTTATACAAATATGAGTGGAGCTACAAGTTCCGCAGCTGGAAAAAGTGGTTTAGTTCCTGCTCCTGCTGCAGGTGCTCAAGGTAAATACTTAAAAGGTGATGGTACTTGGGATACTCCTCATGATACTACTTATAATAAGGCTACTACTGAAGCTGACGGTCTTATGTCAAAGGAAGATAAAGCTAAACTTGATGGTTTGACAGGAGCTTCTTTACTTATTGTTACTCAAGAAGTTTATGATGCTACTGAACCTAAAGACGACAATACTGTTTATTTCATTAAAGGCTAAGTAATTGTTATGAATGTAAAACAATTATTTGAAAAAGTTGCTAAAGGGTATATTCCTATATACCCTTTAGCTTCTATGGATAATATAGTTGATGAAAATCAATCTATTAGTCTGACAGAAGTTCTTAATAAGTATAATCATATTTATGTAACTTTTGCAGATGATGCTAAAGAAACAAGACTTTTAATTCCTGATTTTCTTAGACGTTATGGTCTTTGGTTATCATACGAAAAAGATGGAAATCTTTATACTGAATTTTTCAAAGGTAGTAATGTTGATGCTCAACAAGAAGAACGTTGGAGTGGTGATGAGTATTGGGAATATGTTCCAGATTTGCAATATATTAATGATGCTTCTCAGCGTATTCCTAATGGTGCTATTCTCCCTGAGCATTTAAGTGATAGTCTTAAACAATTACTTTCTCAACATCATACTATTAATAATATGGTAGATGATGAAGACCTTGAAACTAAAGGTTGTGGTATTATTAAGTTTAAAGATAGACCTTATCAACCAAATATAGCTTCTGGTAAAGGCTATAAAATACTTCGTAAAGATTTCTATAATGGAATAAATACTCTTACTGTTGAAGACTTTGAGTGGCAAAATACTATTTATGAAGTTCGTTATGATTTTGATTTACAAGGTCAGACTATAAATCTTCCTAAAGGAGCTACTTTGCTGTTTAAAGGAGGTGCTATTAATAATGGTAGTGTTTATTTTAATGGTGGTACTATTATAGGAGCTGATAAGTTCTCCGATTGTGGCAATGCTTCATTTACGGGGGAGTTTTCAAAAGGACTTATAATGAGTTTTGATGATACCCCTAAATGGTGGAATGGAACTGAATGGGTTGCTTTTGCTTCCGGAGGAGAAGAAGAACCTTCTGGTTATGAAGCAGAAGTAGTATCTGTTGAAACCACAGATGATAAAGCTAATGCTACTGTTAAACTTGCAGGTAAAACGTTTAGTTTTACTTTTGCTATTCCTCGTGGTAAGCAAGGTCCTCAAGGTATTTCTGGTCCTGCTGGTGCTGATGGAATCGATGGACAAGACGGTAAAGATGGTAAAGACGGTACTATTGAAGGTTTTAATGCAACTGCTGAAGCCGAAACTTCTGATACTCCTAAAGCATCTGTTACAGTAAACGGCACTACTCTTAATTTTAAATTCGGACTTGTTAAAGGAGAAACTGGAGAACAAGGTCCTCCTGGAAAAGATGGTACTGATGGTGCTGATGGTAAAGATGCTGTTTTGCCTAATTGGAAAACTTATGTTTACATAAAAGCTGATTCTAAACCTGCTAAACCTACAAGTACTGATATTCTTCCTTCTGGATGGAGCGATTATCCTACTTCAACTGGACAATGGTGGCAATGTATTGGTATAGTAAATGGTGTTACTAATAAAGTTATTGAATGGTCTGAGGTTCTCCCTGTTAATGGTAAAGATGGTACTGCACAAGATGGTAGTCATGTAGAAATGAGATTTGCTATTAATAATTCTCGTACTGACGCGCCTACTTTAAATGCTGACGAACGTAATCCTTCAGGATGGACTATTCAACCTCCGAGTGTTGGAGATAGTAATTATCTTTGGATGACTACTGCTACTATAGGAGCTGATGATTCTCTTAAAACTAATTGGACTACTCCTGTATGTATTAGTGGAGAACAAGGTCCTGCTGGTGCAGACGGCCCTGCTGGTACTCCTGGGCGACCTGGTGCTCGTGGACAATTAGTTTATCCTGCAGGTGTTTATGATGTTAATAAATCATATATTACTGATTCTAATTCTGCTCCTTATGTGCTTGATAAAACAGACAATAATTATTACGTTCTTAATACTCAAATGACTTGGAAAGGAACTGAACAAGATAATAAAACTCCTTCCCAAAGTTATGAAGAAAGTGGTGGCTCTGTATGGTTATTGTTTGATGCTTTTGATGCTATTTATGCTAAAATAGGTATTATAGCTAATGGTCTTGTTGGAAGTGCAGTATTTAACGGAGATTATATGTTTAGTCAGCAAGGTATTAATCCAAGTTCGTCTAATGCTGTTACTACTAATTATGAAAACTTTGATAGTTCTAAGATTTATAACGGTACTTTTACTCCTAACATAATGTTTAATTTTGCTACCGGAGCTGGACATCTTGCTGCTGGTAAAATTAAATTTGATGAAAGTGGAGATGTTACTCTTAATAATTTGTATATGACAGGATATGTACAAGAAAATTATAAGGTTGTTACTTCTGGTGCTACTTCTGTAGATTTTGACCCTGAAACTAAGAATTATATATTTACTGAAACTAATACTAATTTTGTTACTATTGATAGTAAAAATATGTTTAAGTCTACAGATACTGTTAAAGAAATAAATATTTATAATGGAGGTACTTCTGGACAAGTAAATCTTAATACTTATCAATGGGATGATTGGGATTTGAATATTATTGATAATGCACATAGTATTAAACATATTTCTATTAAACCTGGTAGATGTGTTAAACTTATTGTGTTTAAAGTTTCAGATACTATGTCTGGTGTTAGAACTATTATTGCTAATAAAGGTGAATTTATGTACGATAATGACAAAGAATACGGAGGATATGGTATTATTAGTAAAGATTTAGCATAATTTATTATGGAACAAATTATTTCTCAACTTATTGCTAATTTTGATTTTGCATTAATGCTTGTAATAAATATTATTACTTATGGAGTAATAAAGTTTATTGATGATATTAATGGTGATAAAGTTCCAACTACTTGGCAAAAGAGAATTGTATTTCTTGTAACTGCTATTACTCTTGGAATTATTTATAAGTATTGTACAGATGTTCCTATTTATGTTATTATTAATTCTTGTGTTATAGCTCCTGTTGCTTGGAGTTGGCTTGCCAAACCTATTGCTATTAGATTTGGTATTGATTATAAGAAAAATAAATAACGTATTGCTATTGCTTATATAAAAACTTATTGTTATAATTGTAATATAAATATAACTGATATGAATAAAACAGAAGTTAATGCAAAACTTCAATATGTGTTTGAAGGACTGCCTTTAAGTAGAGTTCAAAAGCAAATGCTTGGTGATGTTATCTCTACTATTATTGAAACAGCTGTAGAAGGAGTTGAAAAACCTGAACTTGCAGCTGCTACTACTAAAACTATCGGAGGTGTTAAACAAGCTGCTACTGTTGCTGTTTTGGAAACTACCGATGAAATTACTGATGTTATTTCTACTGTTAATACTTTAATTAATAACCTTAAGGCTGCTGGTGTAGTCGCAAATTCGTAAGTTATGGGAAGACCTAATCGTGGAACTGGAAGTGCTGGTATTAAGAAACCCGGCAATAGTAATAATGGTGGTGGTAAAGACCAATATAGTTTAGGTGGAAGTAGCTCTTCTTCATCTAAAGGTTCTAAATCTACTAAGAAGTGATGTTACGGAAGTTACTTATACTTCTAATCAAATTCATACCCGTCATACAAATGGCGGGTATGTTAATTAATAATCTTTTATATTTCAATGATGTTTATTGTCTTAGTTATATACTTGATTATCTTATTGTCATTTCTTCTACTTCTACTCCTGCTCAATTTATGAATAGTTTGTTCCATGAACAATATCATCTTATTAGTCATATAGTAGAAGAATATAATATAAATCCTTTTAGTGAAGAAGCTGCTTATCTTGCTGGATTTGTTGGTCAAAGAATGTATCCTAAAGCAAAGCACTTTTTATGTAAATGTCATTGCGAATAATACTATTAGTCTAATTGCAGTAGTATATCTTAAAGATAATGTTGCTGCAATTTTTTTTATGCAATTTTGTATATTGTCTGTTGGTTATTCAGATAAATATATTATATTTGCACATATTATTCATACTAATAAAATAAATAAAGTTATGGCTTCTATTGCTCAATTAGTTTCTGAAATTGCTCATTCTGTGAAGCAACCTGATAGTGTGCCTGTACGTCGTGCTATCAAACTTGGTATAATTCATGCTCGTAATGAAGCCATTAGGCGTAGTTATGGTAATCATAATTATACTGATAAAGTTCTACAACAAAGATTTAGACTTACTCTTACTGATGTTCCTGATGGTGATTTAGCTGGTTCTCAAGATATTGTTAGAGATAAAGTTAAAAGAACTACTAATAAAGTTCCTCGTCCTACTCGTCTTATTAATAATCTACCTTTTCATTCTGTTCGTACTTCTGGTATGAAAAAACCTATTGAGATTGCTTTTGTTAAAGAAGCATCTGCTCAATATTATTCTAAACTTCCGGGTATGTGTCCTGTTATTACTTATGATTATATTAATGAATATATTTATATTAATATTCCAGAAAATAGTAAACTTACAAATGTAGGTTCTATTATTGTTGAATCTGTGTTTGAGTATCCACATCTTATTCAAACAGAAACTGTTGATGGAAAATTAGATTTAGATAGTATTGATGATAATGATGAATTTCTTCTTCCTGAAGATATGATTGGTACTATTAAGAAATTTGTTCTTGAAACTTGGAATACTAATGTAATTAGAGATACTAATGAAGTTCCTTCTCCTAATATTGTAAGTTAATAAAATATTATGCTTCCAGATATTACTATTAAAGGATATTATCTTCAATTTATCCATAATGCTAAAAATGATATAACAAAGTATAAAAATGCTCTTGAAGTTACTCTTAGTGTTAAAGAACAAGTTTATAAATATATTGAAGATAATAAAACTATACTAAATGATTCTTTTGATATTAATCTTGATGATATTGAAATAGAATTTCGTCAAAAGAAATATAATCCAAAAGAATATCTTTATAATATTGTTATTAGACTTCTTAGAAATATAGATGTTCATCCTGATAGAATAGTTCTTTTACAACTTGCTAAATATTGTAATATACTACGCAATGAAAATAAATATAATAAACTTATAGAACTTGCTAATAAACGTAAGGATATTAAGTTTGGTATTTATCGTAAGTATGTTACTGCTTATTATAATAAAGTACATAAATGTGTACTTAATGGAATGGGTTATAGATTTGGTTATGGTATAGGTACTTATGTTATTAATCATTGGAAACTTGACCCAAAACGTGTTAAGAATAAAGTTCATCTTGATTATGCAGCAACTAATGCTAAGAAGAAAGAACTTCTTGCTAAAGGTATAAAGCTTTATGATGATAAAGAAGCTGCTTGGTATGAAGCAAGACATATTCCTTATAACGGAGTTGATTATAGAGTTTATAAAGAAAATACTGATTGGTATGAATTTACTTTTATTAAATCTGAAATTTTTAAAAGTAATAATCTTGAATATCAACGTACTGAATATGTTGCTACTAAATATAGAGGAATGTCTTATACTCAAATGGCGGAAGAATTATGTCATACTGAAGAAGATATTTATAATCTACAAGTAGATATAAAATATAAACTTAATATTCTTTTATATAAAGACCCGACTAAGTATTTAAATTATATCCGCAATGCTGAACAATGTAAATACAAACGTGGAGCACATAATAGCTAAGATTGACAATGATTTCAATCCTGATAATAGTGATTGGATACCTCGTGTCGGAGCTTGGTGTATTGATGCTATGTCCCAGTTAGATGTTCTTCGTACTAAACGTAAGAAGAAAAAGCTGACTGTTAAAGATAGGATTGCTTATTCTGAATGTCCTATTAATAATGCTGATATTAAAGTATATGATAATAATGGTTGTGAAATAAAAGAAGCTGACGAAAATTCGTGTTGCAATAATTCTCCCTCTACGGGGGAGGAAACGACTGCTATTACGTCAGTTACTCCAGACACTGTTGATGTTGTAAATACTGGTAAGCCTCAACATATAGCTAATATAGCAGATACTGTTAATGATAAATATCCTTATCGTTATAACGTAAGACATATATCTGCTGATGTTAATATTTGTAAAGAACGTAATTATGTTCTTGCTGATTGTAATAAAATTGAAATAAATTTTGATGCTGATTATATTTATGTAGAAACAGAATATATAGAAACTGTTTGTAGTGATTCTTATAATTGTGAGCTTCCTGTAATTCCTAATAACGGTTTGCTTATAGAAGCTATTGCTTATTATTGTATGTACAAAATGCTTTGTAGAGGATATAAACATCCTGTGTTTAATCTTAATGCTTCTCAATATGGTACTAATCCATATTATATGTGGAATCAACTTAAAGACGAAGCTAAACGTTCTGTTATTGCTGGTGTTGTTGATGATGCTGATGCTGATTTGTTTAGGTCTAATCTGTTTGTGAATACGTTTGACCCTCGACATTGATTATAATAGCTATTTTTAGCTTGTATTTTAATTGAATATGGTATGCTGATAATTAGTATTAGTTTTGATAATAAGTCATTATATAGGCTAAGAATAAGTCATAATAATTAATAATTTTGTATTTGTTATGGATATTTCCCCTAAACTTCAAATGAATCTTCATCCTAAAGACGCTGAGAATTTGTCTTTAGTTACTGCTCTGAATGTTAAACTTTCCAATGATGAGAGCTGTATTACTAATGAAGAAAGTATTAGAGAGAATACTTTTATTAGTAATTTTCTTAAAGAATATTATAAAGATAGTAATGGAGTTTACTATGATTTTACTATTGTTGCTATTATACCATGTAATATAGAACTTGCTATTATTGCTGTTAAAAATAATGATGGTGATAAAGCTCAAATATTTCGTTATAGAGAAAAAACTACTAATAACGAAGAGTCTATGAAATGTGTATATGGTGATAGTGATACTAATTATCTTAAATATCATGGAGGCAAGATTAAAGGAGCATTTACTTATAATGTTGAAAATAGTCTTATACTTGCTATTGCCGAATATGATGGATTAGAAGAGAAAATACCTCTTCGTACCATTAATCTTGGTAATTATGATGATGATACTATTTTTAATGATAAAGATGTTCCTGATGAGGCTCTTTCTATTTCTCCTGAAGTTAGAATACCAAGTATGCGTAATCTTGAATATATTGCAGGAAATGCTTATAAAGGTTGGTATTATCTTTTTATTCGTTTCAAAATTAATTCTATTGATTATACTCAATGGTTTAGTTTTGGTTTTCCTATATATGTAGATACTCTTGAGAAATATGCTATTACTCGATATTGTTATCGACAGAAGATAACTTATATGAGTGGAACAAATGCTTCTAATATTACAAATCCTGAAGAACCTGAAGATGGTTTTTGTGCTGGAGCTTCTGATTATTTTAGTAATACTTCTGATATTGCTAATGAAACTTTTAAAATAGATATTAGATTTGATTCTAAAAATAATATTTATAGTAAGTATCAAATAGGTATTATTTGTGCATCTAAATCTTATACTAAAGCATTTAGAACTTCTGATATAAATTTTAATTGGAATAATAGTAGTAATATTACTACTGAATTTGTTTTAAATAATGCTTCTTTAATAGAAGCTGCTGCTTCTGATTTTATCATAGATAATTATAATTATTTTGATGTTAAAAATATAATTAACTATAAAAATAAACTTTATATTTCTAATTATAAAGAAAATAATGCTAATGATAAAGATATTGTAGATAGTGGAATACTTAATAATATAAATTTAGAACTTTCAAAAGGTACTATATATGGAAGTTCTATAAGTTATGACTATACTATTTCTTCTAAAGATACTATTGGAAATTATCCTAATCAATACGATGGAAGCATTAATGGTATTCCTGGTACTGTTTATTTTAATCTTAAATCTGACGAAGAAGTATTTATATATGGTACTTGCAGTATATATGATAAAAATGGAAAACGTGATACTACTGTTGGACAATCTTTTAAAGTTGGAGATATTAGTATAATAGAAAGTTCTTCTGAGTTTACTATAGAAAATGGAGCTTTTGGTCAATCTTTAATAAGACATTTGGAACTTCCAAGTAATATTTCTATTGCTGTAACTACTACTACATATGTAAGGTCTTATGATTATGAATATACTGTTTATAAATTTTATGGTAATATGACTATAACAAAAGTCGTACATAATGAAGATTCTAATAATGTTCCATCTATTAAAATAAATGGAAATGATTTTGCTGTAAATGGAGGCGTTAATTATCTTAATATAAATAAAAGTTTTAATAGTAGAAAAATTAATAAGACTCTTATTGCTGGAGAAGTTTATAATTTCTTTATACATTTTGTTGATAAATATGGTCATTGTACTAATGGTTATAGAATAAATAATAATACTGTTTGGACTACTGAAGATGATAATACAGAAATAGTACCTATTGCTTTTTCTTATAATGGAAAAACATATTATGCTTCTATGCCTGTAGATTCTTCTGTTTGTAACGGTAGTCATCTCAATACTAATGGTTTAAAAATATATAGTAACATATCTTCTTATTCTGCTAAACTTACTGGAAGATTAACAAGTAACACGTATATAGAAGCTTTTAAATCTTTATTTAGTAATTTTGCAGATAGTAAATATGATAATGTAAAATGGTTTCAAATAGCTTCTGGATATAATGCTGCTGAATTTCTTCCTTATTATAATAATAATGGAGATAAATTATTTAAAGTTCCTATTGCTAAACATAGTGGAACTACAGTAATGAAATATGGTTTTAATTTAAAAGGAGTTACAATACCTGATAATTATATTGGATATTTTATTTCTTATGAAAAATTTGAACCTATTAAACGTATTACTGGTATGCTTACTCGTAATGACTTTAGAAGTCAAGATTCTGTTGTAAATCAAAGTGGAAAGTGGTTTGAATTAAATACAGCTAATTGTCATAAATCTGATTTAATGTATTTTTATAGTGGACAATATGATATTTCTGATTCTATACGTCTTGATTATAATTTGATGATTATTGAAGGAGTTAATGTTTGGGATAAAAAAGATATTCCTAATTGGGATTATAATCAAAGAGGTCGTTCTTATAAGTTTTGTCATGATATGAATAAACCTCAATTACAAATTGATGATAATGATAAAACTTTTTATTTATTAGAAAATGCTCCTGCATTATATCCTGTTCCAGAATATAAACTTGCTGTTGCAGATAGTGCTGCTGATAATAGAATGGGTCTTGGTACTGCTCTTCAATTAAAAGATTCTTATAATCTATTTTCTGATTATGACCCTACGTCTTCTAATTATGATAAAATAAAACTTTATAAAGTTACTTTATTTAATGCTAATAGAGATATTTATATGTCTAATAATAAAACATTAATTAGATGTACTAATATTATTTATGGAACAACTCTTACTAATGATGATAAGACATATAATGGAGTTATGACTTATGATGGTTGTATAATATATGAAAATCCAGGTCTTAATTTTAATACTGCAAATAATATAGCTTATAGAACTACTTATAATAATAAATATTATACTTCTGATGCTGAAAGAAAACATACTTTTGAAATTAATTGTCCATTTATGGCTTATGTTCAAACACCTTGTGTTGATGACCATTTTTATGAAAGCAAATGTTTTAAGAATGAACCTACTGGTTATGTATTCTATGTAAAACAAGATACAAGTAATCTTGATAAAGCTAATGAAAATAATAAATTTCAAACAGGTTGTATTGTTACTCCAGCTAATAGTATAGATTTATTTGAAAATAGACAAAGTAGTTCTGATATTTTTAATACTAAGACTTTTACTAATTATCGTGAAGATTTAGTATCTGTTGATAATTTTGAAAAGACTGTTCGTAGAAGTTCTATTATTCAAGACGAAACTCGTGCTAATGGATGGAGAACTTTTCCTGTTGAAGCATATAAAAATATTACTGAAAATAAAGGAATTATTACTAATTTAATTGGTATTGGTACTATGTTACTTGTTCATACAGAACATAGTCTATTTATGTTTGATACTGATAATACTCTTGAAACTAAAGATAAGTCTATTCAGCTTAGTCAGCCAGATGCTTTTGAAGTTTCATATAAAGAAGTGTTTACTTCTGCTCTTGGATATGGAGGTTTACAAGATGATAAATCTTATATTGTAGACCAATTTGGTTATACTTTTTATAATAATGATTTTCATCGTTTTTATAATTTTGATAATGGACAATTAAATACTATTGATGATGATATTATTCAATGGCTTGATAAATATAAACCTTATGATGTACGATTTGCTAATGACAAATTTAATAATCGTATTCTTATTAAAATGAATTATCAAGTAAATAATGTAGAAAAAGATGTTGTTTTAAGTTATAATTATAATGCTAATCATTTTGTAAGTTTACATGATTATTATTTTGATGAAGCGTTTAATACTAAATCTCAATTATATCTAAAATGTGATAGTGAAACTCATACTAATTGTTCTATTCATCAATTTATTCAAGACGGAAGTTCTTATGGAAGTTTTGATAATGTTAAAGCTAAAATGAGAAGTGTTGCTACCTATCCATCTCGGATAGGAATTGTTGTTAATGAACAATATAATGATATTAAGTTCCTTGAACATATTACTTATAAGCTGAATAAATTTGCTAATCCTACAAAAACTGATTATACTAACTCCCCCGTAGAGGGAATGGTTACTCCATATAGTGCTGACTTGCTTAAAATTTATAATAACGAAGTTAATACTGGAGAACTTGATATTCTTATTGATAAAGAAGAAGCTAAAAATGTATTCTGTGATTATACTAAGCCTTATTGGGAACTTGGTAATTGGAATTATAGTTATCTTCGTAATAATATTGCTGATAGAAAGAATTATGGTGATGCTTTTGTTATGAGTAGAATTTTTGGTAATTACTTTGTTGTTGAATTTACATTCTCTAATACTGATAACCTTAAGGTTGAATTTGAAGAACTTAAATATAAAATCAATAAATAATTTACAATTATGAAGCGTAAAGTTATTAATGAGAATGGTCGTCAAAAGGCATTTATTGGTGCAGCTATTGGTGCTGTTGGAAACTTAGTTGGTGGCATCATTAGTAAGCGTAAGCAGAAGAAAGCTCAAGAAAAAGCTTATCGTCAAGCTCAAGAAGAACAAACTCGAAGTGAAGGTGTTCAACAAGCTCAAGCAATGAGTGCTCAATATGCTAATCAAGATTATGTTGACGAATATAGAAATAAAATTACTCTTAAAAATGGTGGTAAAGTTAGTATGAAAAAGAAAGGTAATGACCGTATAGCTATGGCTAAGAAGTTTGCTTGTGGTGGTAGAAAGAAAGCAAATCTTGGAAGTGAAATTATTAGTGATTTTAAAAACATTGGACAAGAGTTCAAAGGTGATAATCTCGGTAATACTATTGTAGGTGCTATTAATGGTGTAGCATCTGGTATTAGTGGTAATTCTGGAAGTAGACCTAACTATACAGGTAGTCTTCAATCTACAGCTTCTACTACAAGTTATATCAATAGTGCTCAAGAAGTTGCTCGTAATGCTGAACAACGTAAACAGCAACGTACTACTGCTGCTAAATATGGTACTCGTAAACGTTGTGCTTGTGGAGGTCGTAAAAAAGCATTATTTGGTATTGGTTCTGCTATTGGAGGTATAAGTAATATGATTGGTGCTGCTACTCAATCTACTGACCCTCAAAAGCAAGTTAAGAAAGCTGATGGTTTCGCTTATGATGCTCCTAAAGTAGGTATTGAAAAGAATAGTTATCAGACTGATAAAGATAGTAATCCTATAAATGCAGCTAATACTAATAATGCTGCTCAAACTACTGCTACTGGTACTAATGTATATAATGATAGATTGCAACAAGCTCGTATGGGATGCAAAAAGAAACGTAAATAATTTAATCATATTGTTATGAGTTTTCCTCTTAATATAATAAAGAAACAAAAACAAGAACGTAATAGAAAAGTTATTAAAACTGTTAATAAACGACTTATTATTGATAAAGATATTGCTTATTTAAATCTTATTTCTAAAGAATATAATATAACTATAAATATAGACATAGACGATGTAGATTTTTGTATTAATAATAATTTGTATCTTCATAAAGGTTATATTATGTGCAAAGGCAAATATTTGCATAGAATTATTATTGAACGTCAAAATATTAATATTCCAAAAGATATGGTTGTAGACCATATCAACAGAAATAAGTTAGATAATAGAAAATGTAATCTTCGTGTTGTTACAAGAAGTATTAATTATGCCAATAGCGATAAAGAAATAAAAGGATATTATTATAGAAAAGATATTAATAAATATGTTGCTAATATTTGTTATCATAAAAGGATTATACATTTAGGCAACTATGATACTAAAGAAGATGCTCATACAGCATACATAGCTGCTAAGAACTATCTATTTACTGAATTATATTGCGATAAATAGCTGTTATTAGCTTTAGTTTATACTGATATATAATTGCTTATAATTACATCATACTTTATATAAAATCTATTATATAAGCCGAGAATAAGTCAAAATAACTAATTTTTCATTATTTACTATGACTAAAAGAAAAGTTCCAAATGTAGTTAGAGGTGGTAAAGCTATTCCACTTAAAGGTAAGACTAACTACTATTATATGCAAGGTCGTAAGCATTCTTCTGGGGGCATTGATATTGGAGAAAATCCTCGTACAGGTCTTGAAGTAGAAGATGGCGAAGTTATGCATGTTGCTGATAAAGAAATTAAAGTATTTAGTTCTGTTCCATTTCTTAATGGTAAATCTCCTGCTCAAAAAGTTATGGGTGGAGAGAATCCTACTAAAGTATTTAATCAACAAGAAGAATTTAAAGATAAACATAATATGAATGATGATGGTACTAAAAAGAAACGTATGGGTGGATTAAGTAGAAATAAAGATTATGGTTCAAAGTCTAAGCCTTATCCAAATATTAAGTCTGAAGACTTTGCTGGTGGTGGAAGAAGTTATCCTATTCCTACTAAAGCTGATGCTGTTGATGCACTTAGGCTTGCAGGATTACACGGACGTAGTGATGTAAAAGCTAAAGTTTATAGTAAATATCCTGAACTTAGAAAGAAGTCTAAAGCTGGTGGTGTTTATACAGTTACAAGTAATGGTAAGACAAGTTTAAGAATGATTCCCTCTACGGGGGATTTGTTGCGAAGAGATAAAGCCAAACTTGGTAAATATGGTAAAATTGATGTTAGTACTGCTTTATCTAATAGAGGTAAAATAGAATATAATTTTGCTTCGCTTAATAAAAATAGAAAAGATAATGAATATAAAAATGATAGTACTATTGTATCACATGAAAATACTTTAATTAATAATAAACCACCATATCGTGCTGAAAGAAATATTAATTTGTTTGATGATGGT